GTGCGCAGGGACAGGCTTCGGATATTGAAATCACAGCCCGTGAAATTCAGAAATTGAAGAAAGAACTTTATACGATCATCGCCGAAGGGTCTGGTCAAGATTTTGATAAAGTATGGGCAGATTCTGATCGTGATTTTTGGATGACTTCAGATGAAGCAAAAGATTATGGTATGATTGATAATATATTAATCAAAACACCTTAAACAAAATTGAGAATCTATAGGGAAACTTATAGATTCTTTTTTCATCACTTGATGATCTTATTTATGAATAAATATATATTAAATTCAAAAGTATGAAAAATTTAAGTAAACAAATTCAAAAACATTTTGATGACATGTGTCTCTCAGGGAAACTCTTTAGAAGTTCTATTGATGGAACCACCATTTGGGAGCTATACTTGTCTTCATTTAAACCAGAGGATGATCCTGTATTTAGAGATCCAGCTTTATCTGTACATAACTGTAATCTCTGTAATAACTTTATCAGACGTTATGGTAATATTGTAGCAATAAATGAAAATTTAGAGATCATAACTCTATTCGATATAATCCCAGAAGATGAAGAATATCGGGCTTCATTTAAAGTTCTATCAGAAAAAATTAAGAATAGTCCAGTTAAGGAAGTATTCTTTGAGACTTTTGATGAACTAAATTCATTACCCTATGAGAAATGTAAGAAAACTCAAGATATATTCAGACTGGGTATAGCTCAGAATACAAAAATGTACACCAAAGATGAAGCCCTTAAATTTGGTGTAGTTAAACCAGATGAAATTAGAACATTTAATCATTTTCACTTAGATATTGATAAAATGTTTGTTGATAATTCTGGCAGATCAGTTGCATCGATAATGTCTGATTATCGGGAATCAAAAGAGGTATTCATGAGAGCAATGGAAGAGATTCCACTCAGTGTATTGGAAATAGTATCTGATTTAATTCTACAGGACTCTATCTTAAATGGTAAAAGTTATTTGGAGAAACTTGAGAAAATTATAGACTTTAAGAAAGTTTATGACACTATTAATTCAAGCAAAAAAGATAACTGGTGTTGGGTTATGTCATATCGTTTCCCATATGCTAAGTTTAAAAATGAATTGATTGGTGTATTGTGTACAGAACTGGCTGAAGGAAAACCACTAAACGAAGCATGTCTTAGTTGGAATAAGAGAGCAGATCCAGTAAATTACATGAAAGCAAAAGCTCCTATCACTCCTGCTCAGATAGAATCCGCTCGGAAATTTGTAGAAGAAAATAATTACGAAGCATCATTTTACCGTCGGTGTGCAACTATTGATGACATTAAAGCGTCGGAAATTCTTCACATGGCAGCCAGTGATAGCAAAATAAAAGAAATATCCATTTTCGATAAAGTAAAACCAACTTCTCCAACGGCTGGATTGAAAAAGTCTGATTTTGATAAAGTTCAAGAAGTATCAATTGAGGAATTTATGAATGATATCCTCCCAACATGTGAATCAGTTGAAGCATTACTAATAGGTTCGCAATCAGGAAACTTGGTAACAATGTTAACCACTGATAAGGTAGGTAGTAAACCCATTTTTAAGTGGGATAATAACTATAGTTGGACTTATAAGGGCGGATTAGCTGGTAAATCTTTAGTTAAAGAAAATGTAAAGAAGGTTGGTGGAAATGTAGAAGGATATCTTCGATTTTCAATTATGTGGAATGAAGATGGAAAAGACATTGTAGATTTCGATGCTCATGCTATTCAACCTGACCGGCAGGAAATATATTATGCCAACTATAAAGGAACTAAGACCAGTATGTCTGGGAGCCTAGATATTGACATGATTAATCCAAGTGGAATTGGTGTTGAAAATATCTTCTGGACTGATAAGAATAAATTAGCAGACGGGAAATATAGATTCTTTATTCACAATTTCAATGGTCATCCAAACAAAGGAATAAAAGCTGAAATTGAGATAGCCGGAAAATCGTTCTCTTATGATATTAAGAATCAAGTCATGGGAACTTGTGATATTGCAACTATAACATTGAAGGGTGGAGAACTTGTTGATATAGTTCACAATGTAACCCCACTGAATGTAGATGACTTTGCACAAGAAATCTATGGGCTGGAAACAAATAAATTTCACAAAGTAAACTTGGTTTGCTTAAGTCCTAATTTCTGGGGAACAAATAAAGTAGGTAATAAACATTACTTCTTTATGTTGGATAAAGCAAAATCACCGGATCCACTAAGAGGTTTTCATAATGAATTCCTTTGTGCCGATTTATTAACTCATCGGAAGGTGATGGATACTCTAGGAGAAGTATCAAAAGCCGAATCAACTGAAAATCAACTATCAGGTCTTGGGTTTAATTCTACTGTAAGAGATGAATTAATTGTAAGACTTACTATTGACAATAATAAAAAAGTAGTTAAAATCAAATTTTAAAAATTATGTTGAAGTACAAGAAAGCATCGAGAATTGGTTTAAGATTTCCTACGAATAAAGGATTTCTTAGTGTTGAACAAGTATGGAATCTTCCCCAAAAAGATTTGGAACATGCTATAAAGAAGATTCATGAAGAGATCAAGAAAGAAGGTGTAACTGATGATGATCTTTCTTTCCTCGCGGAAACTGCGGTTAAATCAGAAGAAACTGAATTGAACGAACTTCGCTTTGAAATTCTGAAAGATGTTTATCAAACGAAGAAAGCAGAAGCTGAAGCACTCAGTAGTGAAAGAGAGAAGAAAGCTTATAATAAGAAAATTCTCGATATCATTGCTAAAAAGGAAGAGGAAGATCTCAATAACTTATCAGTTGAAGACTTGAGAAAGAAATTAATTGAGTAAACATGTAAGAAAGAGAAGGGAGAATTAATTTTCTCCTTTCTTTAAACTGGCTTCTGTATTTAATCCCCTGAAATTCTAATTATTGTATAGAAAGCTATGTTAATATTTATAAACTCTTTTTTAGTGCGTCATAGTAACTTCTATACATTCCCGGAGAAGAGTCTCCGGTTTTTATTTCTCCTCTCAAATACTTATTAATGTAAACCAAATAAAAAAATTAAAATTATGATTGTGTATCATGTTTGTAGTTTAAAAAAATTACTTAAATATAAAAGTGTTGGGAGAATATTAGCTCCAGTTAGGGCTTGGGAAAATATCGAACAAGCTCAAAGATTTTCCCTTTCAACGGGGCGGAGAATAATTCTACGATTAAAATTTCCTGATGATGCTGGGAAATTAGAAGGACACTTTAATCAAGCTAGAGTTCTTAAACAAGATTATGTATTTAAATCTGGAGAATTTTAATGAAAACAGAAGGTTATTATTTAGGATCAAATGGATTAATTTATTATTATAATCCAGCTACTGATCATTATCGGTTGAAATCTCCTAAACCAATATCAAGGGAGATTAAGGAACCAGATTTCTATAAATCATTAGGAAAATCTGAAGCAGATAAGTTATTAAATGAACAATATAAAGATATTGAAGAAATCTGGGAATATAATGGTGAACAATTTAAATCTGGTAAAAATTTCGCAAAAGATAGTTTAGGGAAACATATCAAAGGAAAAAGTCATTATGAAGGAGAAAAGTATGCATTAGTATATTATCGTGGCGGTGTATTTCAAGTTGAATTTTATAGGGCTGATTTAGATTTATTTGTATTAAAAAATATGAGATCTAATAAAAGAACTTTTTATATCCACGCCAGACATTGTTCTCCGATTTATAAGATTCTTCGTGGTAGACAACTTGAATATGGAATAAATAATGAATTATGAAAACTAATCCCAAAGAGATACTTAGGCGTGAATATGAGTATAAAAATCATCGAAGGAAATTAGATTTCTTAGAGAGAAAAAAATAAAGAACTCTTAGAATTAGAAAAGGAAGGGGACCTTGATGCTGCTGCTAAAAGACAATCTCTGTTAGAATCTAAGGAATGGGAAAAAGAAAGAGATATGGAAAGTTTCGGTCCAACCTACGATCTTCCAATTGAAGACATCGAAGATCCGAACTTTAGATTTCCATTTGGTGGCAAACCATTAGATCAAAAATTTATAATAGAAGAATATAATGGAATTGGGAGCAGAGTAAAACTTAGACATTCAGATGAATATGGACTGTTTGAATGTTTATCCTATGATTATGGTGATTTTTATTATAAAGTTTTATTAGATACTGGAAAAACTCTCTATGAGACCGGTTGCGCTGGAATAATTAAATATACATTTATAAATAATCAGTCAACAGAAGGAAAAGTAATAGAACATGTGTCAGAATTAAGTGATATGATTATTTTATATTTTACTGACCAAACATGGACAAGTTTTTCATTAATTAAGAAAGAGTGATGAGAAATCATCATTCTTCTTTTTTATTCCCTTGATAACCCTATTTATGTATATAAACATTATAAATTTATGCAAGAAATAAACAAAAATCTTATTGTAATTGGAATTGAAGATAAATGGGATGATTCCATGAATGACTACTTAAAAATTTATCTGAGTGGATCTATCGATCTAGGAGAAACTTTTAATTGGCATGATAAATTTATTAGTGGTCTAGGAAAATTAGTCGATCCAAAAAATGGTGATCTTAGATTTAAAGATAAAAAATTCTTAATTATGAATCCAAGAGTTGATATCAAAGATTCAACAGTTTCTTTAGATAATCCAGAGTTTGTAACTAAAACAGAATGGGAACTTACTATGATGAAATTATCTGACGGGATTTTCTGCAATTTTTTAAAAAAATCTAAATCTCCATTTGGAATGCATGGGTTCTTATTGAGTGCTACATCTGGTAAAACAGTAGTGAGATGTCCATTGGAGTATGTAAACTTTCCATATGTTAAATTAGTAACTAGTAATCTTGGAATTCCATTATTAGGAGATACTGGAACTACAATTGATGTTCTATTGGAATTTTTCAATAGTATTCCAAGATTTTCTGAAGTAGCAAATTTCGGGTTGTAATGAAATCTATGATAATTCTTCGTGGTTTAAATACTACGAGTAAAGAAAGACTTGATTGGATTGAATCTCAGGAACTTGGTATCTATACAATTGGAATAGATGAGATTAAGAGATTATATAGTAGTCCTGAAGCTCTATCGGAAAGAAATATAAAATTAACTAGACTTGATGACTCTGAAATTCTGTGGAGATTTTATGAAGCCCTAGAATTAAAACTAAGGAAAGGATGTTTAGTCGTAATTAACGATGAAAATATAAAATTAACCAAAATAAATAAATTATCAGAGTTAGCCAAAACATTTGGATATAAAGTTTTTATTAAATCTTTTCCAATACCAGATAAAATTCTCAATGATTTTCACTCAAAACGAGCAAATTCATTCTTCCAGGTAGAGACTCAAGAAGAAATATTAGGGAAAGTAACTGATTATCTAAATTCTTCTGCTAACATATCTAGTATTGAAAATATAACAGAAATAGATACACTGGAAGATGTAAAGAAATATTGGAAAAATCAGAAAAAGTATACTCTAGAGATTTCAGAGAGTACTACGATAATAAATATTGGAGATATTCATGGATATGGTGATCTAATAAAAAATAATTCTCTTATCACAGACGGATTAAGAGACAAACTAGACATCATCTATGTTTTCCATGGTGACTATATAGATAGAGGGCCTAAATCTAGAGAAACTTTAGATTATGTTCTTTATCTTAAAAAGACATATCCAAATCAAGTTTATTTATTAGAGGGAAATCATGAGGTTCATCTAAGAAGATACCTAAGCAATATTAAAAATCCTAAGACTGGCAATCGAGATTTCTTTAAAATAGTATGTCATGAATTTTCAGCCACAACTATGAAAGATTTTGATAAATTGTCTGACTTAGAGCGGGATGAATATCTTGAAAAATTAAATAAATATCTTCAAACTCATTTAGTTATAAAAAGAGGGGAAGAGACTTATTTCTGTACTCATGCAGGATTTTCTAATTATAGACAACTTGAGTTTGATTTAATTGGGAATGTAATCTATGGGAATAGAAATATGAATGAATATGATCGGAAAGCATCTAAAATTCTATCAAAGGATCATTATAGTATTCATGCTCATTGCAAATACACTAGAAATCCAGATGAAACTTATGAAACTCGTAAATATCCAAAAGTAATAAATCTAGATCCAGAAAAAGATGGAGATATTATGGAGTGTATTAACGAGTATAAAGAAGAAATCAAAATAGTAAATTTAAATAATAATTAGATTATGGATAGAAAAATTAAAATTTCAATTTGTGCGAAAGATTTGGAAACAGTCGTTAAATCACTAGAACTAGGAAAATCCGAGAATGTAGATAACTTACTACAGACTGAAATTGATCTAGAACTAAAAATTTCTGATTCAACTAATAACTATAAAACCCTAGTTGAATCTAATAAAATTCTTGACTGGTGTTTTATCGATGATGTATCACCTGAGGAACAGAAACCTAAGGATGTAGAAAAAGATAAAACAGAAAAATTAATCGATAAGCATTTCACCACTCAGGAAGAACCGAAGAAGGATAAATCTTTTCTATTATCTTTAAAAGCTCAGCTAATGAGAGAAAGAATTGATATGAAAGATATTAATAATATTATATCATTAACTTACTTTTCTTTCGTAATTTGCCGACAGAAGAATGTAAAAGATTTAACTCCGGAACTTCTTGTGAGTATAATAGATACAGCTATTCTAAATCCAATTGCTGGTGAAATAATCTTAAATCAAATCTCTGAACAGTTAGTTAGAGAGATTTTAAGAGCATTAGGTAGTTGTCAGGATCCATACTTAGATTGGATTGAAAGATTAAGAAGAGTTATATCTGATAGGTATAATAAATCCATTGATGAACTTTTTGCATCATTTATTCAATCTATGTATATTATTTAGTATGAGTGTAGATTTTAGTAAAATAAGTCAGATGAAGAGCAATCAGATAGATGTACCAAAAGAGGTTAATCTTAGTCAATCAGAGCTGGACAAAATAATGAATCTTCGTGAAAACATTATATACAATACATCAACTAAATATAAACCGGGTGATGTGATATATAATGCCCGAGACAAAGAAGTTGGATTTATTGTTGGACAACACCCTGAACGAAGCAAACTTGGTGGAGGGATAATCTATTTTATAATCTCTAGAAGAAGTGATAATGGAGAAGTTGGGGTTAGATATCTTCAAGAAAAATATATAACTCCGATTGAATCTGCTAATGGTGGAATTCCAAAAGGAGGAATCCTGAATGATTTCTGCAATAACTATTGTATTATGGACTGTGAGAGTTGTCCATTAAAATCAAAAGGTGGTAGAAAATAATGACTGCATTAGAAATAGAGAAAAAGATAAAAGATCTTAGGGAAAAATTAAAACCAAAAAACGATCAAATTTTATATAGACCTATAGGTCTTTCAGAATATCTCAAACGTCTCGAACCTGGTGATATATTAGTAGCTAGACAAAAATCTAGTCTTGATGAGAAAGAAAAATTTATAAAGATTCTAGATATTAAGAATTCCAGTTCTAGAGTTGATGTATATCCTGCAGTGATCTACAATACTGATGATTTTGAGTGCGAGGGATTTGCAGGATTCTCGGAAGAGAGGTGGGAAATTATTTATATTGATAAAGACCCTAAGAAAATAGACACTAGGTTTATGGACTTTTGCAAAAATTTCTGTATTATGGATTGTGATGGTTGTCCAATCAAACAAATAATTAATGAAAAAACATAACTATTATTTACTAACTTGGAAATATCCAACCAGTATTGCTAGTTTAGATGGATTTTATATATTTGATGAGGTATCATATCTTTCACTAAAATCTGATTTAGAAAATTATCTAGGAGATATAGAAGATACTTTTTTAAAAAAGACTCTTAAAGATATGATAGATGAATCTCAAAAAATAAATGAAGAGAAGTTTAAATGTATTCTAGACTGCTTGGGTATACAAATTGGAAGAGATTTGATAAAAGAATTTTATGATAAGCTTGAAGAAGAATAAATGGATTTCCGGGGCAATTCCCGGACTTCTTTTACACATTTGTGTAGGTACTGTATACTGTTGGAGTTTACTTAAAAGTGATATATCAGCATTTATACCTGGGGATATTAGTTGGGCTTTTAGTTTAACTATATTCTTCCTAGGTATCTCTGCTGCAGTTATGGGACCATTTGTAGAAAAACATATGAAAAAAGTATCTGTCATTGCAACTATCCTATTCTCTATAGGTATGATCGGTAGTGGATTTAGTTGTCATTTCGGATCATTAGCTGGAATATATTTATTCTATGGGGTAATAATGGGAATTGGGACTGGTCTAACCTACATAGTTCCAATTAAAGCGTTAGCTCTTTGGTTTAAAGATAGGAAGGGTTTGGCTACTGGATTGGCTATTACTGGATTTGGATTAGCTAAATTTATAGGAGCACCAGTAATGCAGTATTTCATAAATCAGATTGGAATAGCTTCCATGTTTACCTTGATGGGAACTATTTACCTCTTAGTAATGCTATTTGCATCATGGTTACTGGAAAAACCTGATGGAAGTATAGTAGTGAATAAAATATCCAGCTTTAAAACGTGGATGCAAAGTATCTTTAAAAGTTTCTCACAACATGGATTTTGGATATTATGGTTAATATTTTATATAAATATAACTTGTGGATTAGCTATAATTAGTTTTGAAAAAGAGTTATTTATGCTGTCTTTAGTTGTTCCAATAACTCTTGGAGCATCACTTAGTGGAATATTAAATGCCTCAGGTCGATTAATAGCTTCAGGAGTATCTGATTACCTAGTGGGGAAACGATATTTGCTTTGGTATGCCATTTTGGGGATGTCTGTCATCTCAATGTTTTTGGGATTAATAACACCAACATTATTATGGATAACCGTTTTCTTAGTTAACATAGGATACGGAGCTGGATTTTCTATTCAACCTTCACTACTAAGTGATCTATATGGAAATTCAGGGTTATCAATAAATCATGGAATGATACTTAGCGCATGGGCGTTTGCCGGATTGACTGGTAATCAGATAGCTGAAATGACCTTAGGACTCGGTGGTGGATTGAGAGAGTTAATAGTAGTGATAGGATTCTTATATTTAATAGCAATAGGCTTAACGTTCTTATTCATAAAAACTAAAAATCCACATAAACCAGTAGAGATTACAAATTAATAAATTATAAGAGAGATAGTCGATGAGATTATCTCTTTTTTTCTTTCTCCTGATTACCTTATATATGAATTTAAAAAATTAAAATTATGATTGAAGTTGTAATGAAAAAAGAAGACTTAGAAAAAGCATTGATAGATCTAACTGTGCAAGAAAAATTAGGATTTCCTGATTCAGTAGCTATATTAGTTTTACAACAAGATAAAGGATCTAATATAACAGACGATAGAGTCTATTATACTAATAAAACAATTCCAATAGTTGATCAGAGAATTCCTAATTTGTGTTTTTCTCGACAACCTAGTAAACCTAACTGTAAATTTAAAGACGGAAAATTAGTATCACTAGATGGATTAGATAGAGAGTTAGTCGAAGAATATCATAAAGAACTGGAGGATAAAATTCAAAAAGTTCTAAACGAAAGAAGTTCAATACTATGAAAGACCTAAAACTAACCTTAATTAAGGTCTGGTTTGATATGATTCAGGGAGGTACTAAACTAGAAGAATATCGTGAAATCAAATGGTACTGGATTAGAAGATTTTGGGATATTACCAGAACTGATAATTTGAGAATCGGAATAAATGATCAAAAAACTATTGTAGGTGAATTTCAAAAAGGAAATACAAACATCAATGGATACAATATTACTCCAGTCCATTATGATACCTTGATGTTTTATAATGGAGGATATTTCTCTGATACACTACCACACATAAAATTTTTACTTCCGACTTTTGAAATAGGCCAAGGCAATACTAGCTGGGGTGCACCAAATGGAGAGAATGTTATCATAATAAAATGGAAATGATAGATATACATCTGAGCAGAACTGAATTTACGCTCTTCTCAAAACCAAAATCTGGAAAAGTTATTTGGATGAAACCAAACAATACATACTGGAGAAGGAAAATATGTAATTTTTCTGGTAATAAAAGAAAACTTATCGGATGTCAGGTTTGTAGTGCTATTTGTTTATATTCTATTGGAGTACATTCAACTTGTGAAGTTAGATTAATATATAAAAATAATATTTTACTAACTAATAGTTCGGCGGAAATTAAATTTAGTTCAGATAAAAAATATATAATATTCGTATTATAATGAGTAAAGAAAAAATTGGAGAAACCATTGGATGGATATTTGTGGCACTAATGGCACTATATATTGGTCATACAACAGTAGGATTTGTTGGTTGGAGTATGTACATAATAATTGAAGATCCATTAATTATTGTGATTTATTTTGTAATCTATATGATTCTTATGATGATATTTAATAAATTAACTAATAAAAATAATAAAGATGAAAATTTACCTACCAGTGATAATACTGATATCAGCTGAGGTCTGGTGTCTTTTTAATTTATTATATCTTATCGAAAAATCCAGATTAGATAAAAAGAAAAGATTTAAACGTAAAACAATCTTAGTAATACTAATAATATTAATTCTACTAACACTTTTTATGATATGATAAATTTTGTAAGTCAAACTAAGTTTATAGATTCCCCTGCAGATATTTTAGTTCATCAAGTAAACTGTTGTGGAGCGATGGGGAAAGGAATTGCCAAAGAAATAAAAGAAAAATTCCCAGAAGTATATTTAGGTTATAAAGAAATCTGTTCAAAAATTGATGAACCTAAAGATCTATTGGGTGAATGTTTTATATTAAAATTAAAGGATAGAGAACAGTATGTAGCTAATCTATTTGCTCAACTAGAGTGGACTGGACTACCAAGAAAATATCCTGCTGATAAAATGTTATTTACCCCATTGTATGGAAGACAGGTAAATTATGAAGCATTATATCGTTCCCTAGAAGAATTGAATAGAAATGCGATGATGATATATAATCAATCAAATAAGAGAACTATTAGTATTTCATTTCGCGAAAAGATGGGATGTTGTAATGCTGGTGGTTCTTGGGATATAGTCTTAGGGATGATATCACATTTTTGGGAGAACAATGATAAAATTCAAGTAATCATCCATGGGCAATAAAGAAACCATAAATATACATGACATAGTATTATTTCCAGGAATTGGATTAGGAAACACTAAGTATATCGTAACACGAATTTATAATGAAATAGTTTATTATACAGATGATGTTACAGATCTCACCAAAGGTAGTTTAAATCTTAAAGAGAATAACATTGAATATACTATATTAGATAAGTTTCCAGATATTTGTGGTAGATGTGTATATTCAGATTGTTCAAATTGTAAACCAACACCACAAAAAGTGAATCCACTTGTTTGGTTTAAAAAATTCTGTAGGTATAGATGTCAAATGGATAAAGAAAGTTGCAAAACTTGTGAATTATATAATGAAGTTAAAAAATATAAAGAAAGAAATCAAGAGATATTTATATTCTCTAACATCAAGATTAAATAAACTAGGAAACTGCTATTACGAATCTATGTTTAATTTCTTTGGTAATGAAGAAGAGGTAAAGATTGAACCTATACAGGATAAATTATTACTTCTATTGGATTGTTTCTATATAAAATTATCAGTTAAATATTTAGAAGATAACAGTAAAATAGATATAAATGAAATTCAACATAATAGTGGAATATATACTATTTATCTAAGAGATAGTTTTAGTGAACATAAAAAATTGATGAAATTGTTAATAGATTGTCACCAAGTTGTTAGAGATTTATGTGATAGCAAAGGAATAGCTGATAATGAAACCGAAGCATATTTGTATGGATACATTATGGGTGAATGCTTTGTCTCATTACTAAATAAGAAAAAACTATTCGAAAATGTACCAAAAGAAAAGTATATTGAGTTTTTATGTAAATCATCGAAAATCCGATGTATAATAAAATCCCAGATAACAGGCATATCAGAACCCGGCCAACCAAGGTATACTTTATCGAAAGATTGTGATGGTAGCGTTCAATATAGAAATAAATCAAATATTTATGTTCTATTAAAACCCTATAAATACAATTGGAGTAGAAAAATGGATATATTTTTCCATGAATTTTATCATCTACATAGACTATTATTTAAATATTATAACGATGAACTAGATAAATATATATTTATCCAGGATCTTATGAATAAAACTTTACCAATTTTAAATTATTACTACAATGGAAAATGAGGGATATACTGGGTATCTTATTATGATAGATAACTTGGTTTTATGTACAGATTCTATAGCTTCCTGTAAACCACTTGATAAAGCTAATTTTTACTTCAAGGAATTATCCAAAATAGACGATTATAGTGAAGCTATAATAACTTGGATTGAAGATCTAACTATATATTTAGGAAGTATTAGATCAAATAAAAATCTTTGTGAATTTATTGAAAAGTATGTAGATGTAACTAAGCTCTGGATGTTAAAGGTAGAAATTACTTCAGATGGGAAATTAGTTATATGAACAAAAATAAAAAGAGGGAAATTTCCCTCTATTTTTCTTCTTTTTTTATTTCTTCATAAATTTCTCTATAATCTTTTTCTGAATAAAAGATTTCATCTTGAAGATATCTATCATGCTCTACTACCTTGAGTATTAATTCTTCTTGCTGATTTGGATCAGTAATTCCTAGTTCTTCCCAAAGATCTCTCCAAAATTCGGATTCTAATAATCTAAGTTCTTTTTTAGATACCTCATCTTTCATTAACACCCATTGTGATGTTAAATATTTTATATCCTCTGAAGATAACTCTGGATCACCTAGTAATAGTGATTCTTTAAATCTATCTTCATTTTCCTGTGATATAAATTTATGACTTGGTGTACAATAATAATCAAAAGGTTTCATTTATAATTCCCTCTCCAATATAAGTCATTATACCATCTTTTTTACTAAGAAAGCAATATTTATTAGAATCTTGGTTGGCATTATAAAATTCTATTGCTTTATCAAAAATCTCTTGTGGAGCTAAGAAAGTAAATTCCACTGTAGTTTCAGGAACATCTGGATCGTCCCAGTTATAACCTGGGATATCTATTATTTCACAATTACTCACCCAAGAATATTTCTTTGATTTTTCTAGAAATTCTTGTGCTGCCTCTCTTGTTTTTATCTGAAGATTAACTACAGACGAAATATTATCACCTTTGATTGTACAACTAATGTGATCTCCATTGCACTTATACAACATTCCGTCCCATCTACCGCCATAGTATAAATGATCAAACTCTGTAAAATTATCAAAATCATTCAGAGTTTTAAATTTTTCTTCGCTCCATAATCGTATCCAAGCAACATAATCATCACTACTCCAATGAAGTTTCTGCAACTCATGAATATCAGATGAATAGAATATAGGAACCTCACAAGGAACCTTTTTCGGTCTATTGGAGTAAGTCCAAGTATATGATAAAATTCTACCATTCATCATAGTTACTTTGGCTATAAATCCATTTTTATAATCAAAAGTATATACCGATTTAACATCAACACTAGATTCACAAGACAACAGATTCATTCCCTTGATATCCCTTGGAAATTTTATTCCATCTGATCTATCAGTTACAGTATATGATTGTTCAATACTATCTACTAAACAATCAATAAGTTCTTTTTCTTCTGTATTATCCATAGTTTTATGATTCCCCGCCAAATACTACCTGAGATAATCTTTCTTCGATCCTATCTGGGTCTTCTTCACTCCCTAGTTCAAATTTAGCAATACTGATGTAACCTAAAGCATCTTCTGATAATTGTATTACATCTGTCAACGGTAAAATTATATCACCATTAAATTTATTTGCTGAGATATTAGCAATCTCAATAGAATCATAAATTTTTACTTTTCCAGCCTCATCTAGATTGGGATTTACTTCTGTTCCGTTGAATTTAATAATAATGTACTTCATTTTTATCCTAATAAATTTAAAACAATATCTCTTATTCTTTCCCAATCCACTACAGGCAAATCATCAGCGCCTATTCTCATAGGTACCCCAGCTGCACAATCATCAATATACAAATCAGCATATACTTTAGGCGATGTTGTCCAATGACGTTGAGATGGATTGTAATTAACTCCATATAGTGGTATCTCTCTATCTCTGCACCATCCAACTGCATCTTCCAGAGTTGTTTTTAGACCTGCTTTTTTGGTAGTCGCATCATTACTTACTAGTTTACCTGTGATCGGATTTAAACAGTTAAGATTAGATCTCATGGTGTATAATATTATCTTAACACCTTTCCCAGCCAATTCTTTTAACACTTCAGAACAACCCGGTGATTCTTGACCAATCCTAGGAAACATGTGAGTTACCATAGTTCCATCAAAATCTACTGCAATTGTCAAACTTTTTCTTGCCATATTTTAATCAAAATTTGGGATAGAATCATAGAATATTGTAAGATAAGATTCTATATAATCTATCATGTTATTATATGCTTTTTTAAATTCCTCTTCAGACTCATATAGTTTGCTATAGATATGTTTTATGTATACTTTATGATCATCCATTCTACAACTTTTACGAGTTCTTATTCTTTCAATTCTCGGTTTCCAGTCGATATCAGAATATAATCTAGATGAAATAACTTCCCGGCTGACAGTATTGACATAAATTTCAGCTGAGAAATCAATAACATCTACAATAAAATAATATCTTTCCTTATGTTCATTTACATAAACCGAAATATTCATTATATTGTGAATATCTACAACTTCATCTGCTATTTTAAAATATCTTTCCATTATCCAAAATGTGGAGAATCGTTCAGTACCAAATATACATATGATTTAAGATATTCATATAAATATGATAATGCTTCATCACGTTCTTTTTCAGTATCATATAATTTACTATGATATTCAATAAACTTATGTGAAGTATAGAAATCAAATTCACTAGAATTATCTCCTTCACCGATAAACACTTCTAATTCTGAATCCTTATTCAGTGTTAAAAGAGGAAATTTAATATCAGTAATGCATTTCAAAGAAAAACGATATTTCTTAATAAAAGAAGATTTATCACTCTCATCAACAACATCCTTGTATTCTTTAGAAATTCCTGGCTATAGTATTTATATCTACTATTTTTCCATTAAAATTAATTAATTTTGATTCATACATAATATAAAATTTTTGGTCTCAATAATAAGGCGATGCAGGTATACTAAAAGAAAAAGAGGGAACTAACCCTCTCTTATCATTATAGAATTAGAAGATCTTGGTTCTACTAGTAATTTAGATTTTTGTGATCTTATAACTAAGTTACCATTCTCTTCTATTATTTCTATCTCCTTCCCTGTAGATGATATTACTTAGACTGTATTAACCTCAGTTAACTCTTGAGCGATATCATTATTTTCTAATATATTCGTTACATTCATAATCTCTCTTTTTAGTATTATATATTTCTTTTAATTTTTCCATAAATCGACTTTGACAATCTGTTAAAAGTCTACATGCTACTTCAGTATCGTCTAATTTTTCAAGTTCAGGATGTTCGTTCAGATATTCCATAGCTACATCCGGTAAAACTGAATTTGCGATCGAATTAAGAGAAATAAGATCACATACATCATCACCTACATTATCATAGGTTATAAATGTAGTTCCAGATTCAGATATAATTGATTCTGAGATATCTTGTCCGAAAATATTTCTTGAGATTTCTCTAACAAACGCCATACCAAAATCCCAAAATTCTTTGTCAGCTTTAGTGATTTCACTATCAACCACTAACCAGATTCTTCCACCTAATAGATATGCTTCGTCGATACCATTAAATTCAATTCTTTTTCCTTCTTTTTGTAATTTAATTAATTGTTTCATTTTTGTTATATTTTTATTTACATACCTAAGGCTTTCATAGGATAAATAAAAAAAGAGGAACAATGTCCCCTTTCTTAATTAAATACTACCTAGTTCAACTAAAATTTTTTTAGTGATTAGGTTATCATTTTTTATCCATACTGCAGTTCTAAAAATACTACATAGTGCTGACACAAGTGCTACACCGACTACAGAGAATATAACTGTTTTTGTAATTCTCTCATTGTCTCTTTTCCATAATTTTAATTTTTAAATTTTCTCTCATATATAAGGCCATGAAGTGAGAAAAAGAAAGAGAGCACTTGGCTCTCCGACTTATTACTCCCCTGCATCAATTATGTTAAAAGATATATCTACCCCCAAATCTCTTAATTCTCCTATTAGGAGAACTCTAATAAAACCGTTTTTCAGTTTTTCCAGAATGGAGCCGGTTCGAAAATAAGTTAATTTCTTATCAACTAGAACCGTATTTCCTCCAAACGATTCTAATTTTTCATTGAGGAAATTAATTTTTTCCTCATCGGTGTCAAATAGACTTAATTCTTGTTTCACACCAATAACATAGTCCATAGCTTGAGCTTCCAAGCTCCTTATTTTTCTTTTTAATACCAATCCTGCGGTAATTCCCGCTGTTGCTAATACTACTACTATTCCTCCAATAACTTTCGTTTTTGTTTTCATAATTTTTAATTTTAATTTGTTAATATGTCTAAGGTTTTGTGATTCACTCACAAAAAGAAAATAGAGATAAATGTATTTCTACATAAATCTCCTTAGATAGTATTTCACAATACTATTTATTATTTTCTCTCATATATAAGAGTATTAAGTGTTTATGGAAGGAACAAAAATAAAAGAGCCCGAAGGCTCTAATATTAGCTTTCAAATGACATAAAATTACTTACCATTGGTAATAATTCAAATCTTTTTCTGTCTTGATCAATTATATCATTTAGTCTTGCCACTAATTCCGGACATCCCAGAAATTGGTCTGTTCCTCTGAATTTATGGTAGAAGGATATAAGATCCCTCTCACATTTATATGATTTATCAATCACGATAGAATAAATATTGTCAAATTCTGAGATTTTACTCTCAATTTTTACGTCATTATTTTTAAAACAAGTTTTCATTTGTTCCAAACTTAATCCAACTCTTACTAAGATGGATTCTTTCTGATTTTTTGGATCAAATATACTTCTCAATTGAGAAGCTTCTTTTAGTTTAACAGTTCTCCCACCGGTTCCGATCTCAATGGAACCTGGATACTGTTTTTCTATTTCTCTAAGTAGCTCAATTGCACGTTTAGTAGAGATAGTTTCATATCTCCAATTTCGCACAACTGCACAGACATTCTCAATATCAATAATTGACTTTGTGTTTGCCTGAATTACTCCAATACTGCTTATTAAGCACCATTTTAACCAAATTAATTGAGAATTATCTACAATTACTTCTGGTGCTTTTGCTATCTCTGACTTTTTAGAGAGGTACTTGGAATTATCCACCTCCTCTTTAAATAGTTTTTGATATTCCTCTGACACCATTGCCAGAGCCATCTCTACATTCCCTGCAAAGATGTATTTCGTTCTTCCGAAAGTATCGATGCGAAAATTCACATCTTTCTTCGTTAGATAACTATTGAGTCTAGTTGTTGAAACGGTTCTTGTTAATTTATGTTTACCAAGTTCGTCTCTAAACTCTTTTGTTGAAATAGTTCCATTATGTTGCGATAAGATTCTTAAAACTCCAATTAGGGTTTTATATCCTTTCTTATTCATTTCTGAAACTCTTTCTTTTGGTTTCTTTTCTTTAACTTCGATCACTACCGGTTCATTAACCGGAGCTGGTTTACTTACTTTTTCTCTTGCTTCTATTTTAGCAAAATATTTTTCTAATTTTGCCACTATAGTCCCTAGTAATAAACCTGAAATTGAATACACTTTCCCTCGACCTTTGCCGCTGGGAACTTCTTCAAAGCTTGCCTCTAGTATATTCCTTAAATCCGGAATTACTTTAGCATAAAGGGTATTATCGCTACAATAGGATATTCCCTCTACTTTTACTATGATCTCTTTTAAATCCCTAGAAGTTACTACACCTCTAGCGATTATCTCTTTAATAACTTTTTCATAGTAATCTTTGTTTCTTTTAATTGATTCTTTTGTCTTCATTTTCTTTGTTAATTTTTTAATTTGTACTTTGTTTTTTTTTGTTTAGATGTATCTATTTCCTTCATCTTCGTCCATATCTAAATCGATAGGATCTGAAATATAGATATCATCATTAGAATAGATTTCTATTCTATATACTGCCAATGTGTTTCCTTCCGGGAACTCTCCATCGGAATCTAGTGGTTCACCTACGTTTTTCACGTAAATGATTACGTCACCTGGGATGAATTCTAAGTCTCGAAGTACCGAGCGAAATTCAAATCCCGCAATTTGTTTAATTGCTTTTGTATAGATCGGCCTTTTAATTGCTGATATAATTGTACTGCCGTTATACCTACATAATTCTTCTCTCAAACCTGTTGTTATTTTGGTTTGATACGCTTGTGCGCCTGCTACTACCATTGAGGTAGGTTGCCATACATCAACGATGTAAATGTTTTTTCTTTTCATAAACTCTTTCTAATTTTAATTTGTTAATTTCTAATTTTGTTATATTTATCTCTACATCACAGCCCTAAACCAAAATAGGGCTATACGTGATGGATTTTTATGTTGTTTAAACAATCTCTTTTCCTAATTTTAACTTTGATACTAACTCCGTTAGTCTTTTAATCTCTTCGTTCTGCTTGCCAATATGATACCAATCTTTTTTAACCACCTCTACCAAGGCAGAGTACACGCTTTTCTGATTGTTACATTCTCCAAAAATCTGTCGATTCTTTTTAAATAAATGCCATGCAGTCCAAAAAGACATACCAAGAAGTACTACCAAAATTAAAAAAATAATTTTCCAAGCTCTTTTCTCGTTGGCTTTTTTTTCGTTTTTCTTGTTCATTTGTTCTTTTTATTTTTGTTATGATGTCTTTAAGGTTTTGAAATGAAAGGGACCCCAATACTAGGATCCCCTCATTATCTATTGTGAGGATTATTCTTCCTCTTCTGTTTTCTTTTCTTCTTCTTTTAAATCCTTGATTTCGTTTTCTTCGATATCCACTTGGATATCTTCTCCACGATATTCTGCCATACCTTCGCGGTAATATCTATATCCCACGTATCCGAGAACTCCGAATGCGGTTGCAATTGTTCCACCAATAACGGCAATTTTGTGATTTTTAACGAAGTCAAGTGTTGCTTTCGCTGCTTTTTTAATTGAATTTTTCATTTTGTTATTTTTTAATTTGTTAATATCTCTGGGAAGAACTTCATTGTTCCTCCTTTTCGGCTTGTTTATACTCTTCTTTTGCTATTTTTATTGCATCGCTAAAAAATTGCGATACACAGCACATAAATGCTGCTTTAAATATTCGTATAAGTATTACCATTTTTCTTGTTTAATTTTATTTTCTAATTGTTTTAATATTGGATTTGAGTTTTTTTCTCGTTTGTAAGTTTCTATATCTATTTTTACTACTACATAACGAAACTTCTTAAATCCTATAAAATATAAAACTTTCCCACATAATTTCTTAATAAATGGGAATATGTTTTTTTCTAACCAAGAGTGACCTAATTCATAACCCGCTCTCCCTAAAAATTCACCTGTTGCTGATAATATATATATCGCTAGGCCTTCAATAACAAGGATTATATAATCCTCAGTTGTTTCTGGTATTTTTACTTTCATCTTTTCTTTGTTAATTTGTTAATATGTTTAAAAAGATTTTGTCGGATGCCCTAACACATATTTTTAATCCTCCATAGATTCAAAATACATGTCCTTCAGACACTCCGACTTTGGTTTGTACATGTTACGCCTCTCTTACGATCTATAAGATTGACCACGTACTCGAAGAGATAATATATATTATCCTTCATATATTAGGGTTTGAGGTGATCTTAGGCGGATGAGGATTATGAATAAAAAAGAGGGACTAGCCCTCTCATTCTATTACTCAACTCCATAAAATTTTCGGAGTACTTGTTTTTCTTCTTCGCTTCTTAGTTTTCCTTCAGCATCTGGTGTATTAAGGAGTTCTTCTAAGAATTTCTTTCTTTCAGATTTCTCCATCTCCATTAGGTTTTGATTAAAATCTACTGTGGATTGTTTGATGATGCGATTTATAAAAATTCTTTTTCCTATAATATATATTCCAGTAATTATTCCCAGAATAATAGATATTATAACTGTTTGTTTTCTTGATAATCTTTTCATAATTTTCTTTGTTAATTTGTTAATATCTCTAGGGTTTTTGTGATTCACTCACAAAAAGAAAATAGGAATAAATGTATTTCTACAAATATTCCTTTAGACAGATTTCTCTGTTTATTTTCTTTCATATATAAGGATATTAGGTGATAACATAAGGAATATTTATAATACAGAGACCAGTTAAGAAAGGGGATTTTCCCCTAACTTTTTTTCTTTCTAAAAGATCCAATTGTCTCTATTACACCTACTACTGTATTTCTCACCCCATCTTTAATAGAATCAATACCTTCCATATATCCTTTCCGATAAGCTGCTTTTATTTCACTTGGAAATGGAGCTCTATAGTGTACTATCTTTTTTGTTTTTGAAGCTCTGCCAATATAAAATATTGCTACAAGAGCTGCTGCACCAATGGTGCCATAAAGAAGTCCTTTCTTTAAATTTTCATTTTTCTTTTCTGTATCCATCTTATTTAATTTTTTATTTGTTAATGTTTCTTTAGTATGTTTAATAAAAAACCAGGACAGCGGTCCTGGTATAATTTTAGTTTAAGTTTCAAGAATAGTAATCCTGTCCTATCTTATTCATATATTAGGCTTTCAAGGGACAAGAAAAAAAGAGAGCACTAAGCTCTCCTATAGTATTAATGTTATCTTTGGAATTCTTTCTGTAATTGAAAAAACTTCTTGAGATCTGCACTCAACTCTGATAACTCCTTCTTCTTTGACTTCTTCTGGATCATATATAAATCGACCCACTAAGGTATATTCTTTCTTGAAGGGCTTCATTTGACTCTTTCCCAAAGTTTGTTTATTACTATCGAAAGCCCAAAGCTCACCATTCTCTCTATCTACTATTTTAATTTTCACAACATCATTTCCGGGTTCTACCTGAGTAGTTACTTCATACAATCTCCCAGGTATTAAATCTTCTGGTCGTGATGCTATAATCTTTTCATGACGCGGTCTGAATACAAATAAAATTGCTGTCGCCGCTCCAAATAGAACAGCTCCTGTTCCTAAAATCTTTGTTTTCTTTTTCATTTTGTTTAAATTTTTTAATTTGTTATTGTCTCAAAAATAAAAACTGGGGACGCTTCCCCAGTATACTACGATAATTAAATACTACACTATGACAGATTCTTTTAAATAACCCTCACGGGCGATGTCATAGATTACGAATCCAATTGTGTACATATATATTCATATATAAGGCTTTGAAGTTTCCTGGAGTGGAGAAATAAAAAAGAGGGAATTACTCCCTCTCCTCCTTTTCTTCTTCAACAACTTCTTGCCAGGCTTCAAACCATATTTCTGTTGAATTAAGAACTTCATTATACTGAGATGTACATTCATCAAACTCTTTCTTAAATATTTCCAATAATGTATTTGGACAACTGATTTTCTTTGATTTAGAAAAATCTAAATAAGTAGTTCTTACTAGAAGGTTTAGATTTTGGAGAAAATTTTCTTTTCCTTCTTCCAATTCTAATAGACGATTTACTATCATCTTTCTTCTCCCTGGGATTTCTTCAGTCTCGAGAAGATCTAAAAATGTATCTACATAAGTAGCATGTTTTTTATCAAATTCTTCTAATAGTTCTTTTTGTTCAGTTAATATTTTGAGAAATCCTTTGTGAAATTTTTCACTGTTTTTCTTCTTTTTTCTTTTTACGTTGTTATTGATAAATCCGACTGTTGCGGATGCTGCCAATAAACCACTTGCTATAAATAATAATTTTGTTTCTGTTTTCATAATTTTCTTTTTTTTTAATTTGTTAATATCTCTAAGGTTTTTATTATTTGTTAATAAGAGGGGAGTAGATATATCCCCCCCCTCCTTCTTTTATTTAAATTCTCTTTGGTGAATCTTAAGACACTTCATCACTGTTGTAATCTCTGAACTAAATTTATAAATTGCTAGATCACACTCGCATTGAAGCTGATGTAATGTTTGAGAGAGACCAATTGTTCCCTTCTTTTTACGATAACTATCATACGTCTCTTCAAACAAACGTAAGATTTTTAAATTACATTCAGCTCGAGCTTCTGTCAAATTCAAAATATATTGAACTAACGTTTCTTTAAGATCCGTCTCTTTCTCATCTAGGATATTATATCTGCATTTATGAATGCAAGTAAAATAATCTCCTGTTAATCTAATCTGTTCCAGATTTGCTTTATGCAAAATATCTTCCATTTTTCTTGTCTTCTTTTGCTCTCGTTTAGTGATTATACAGTTCAATGCAGTAATCTCTACTCCAGTAATGATTGCTCCTGTAATCATTCCGATAATTGCTCCTTTTTTAAATAAATCCATATTTTTAATTTTTTATTTGTTAATATCTCAAAGGTTATAAGATTTATAAAAAAAAATACTAAAAAATTAATTTCTAGTATTTTTCATATATAAGGTTATGAAGCGATAAAGGAAGGAAATAAAAAACCGCCCACACTAGGACGGTTATTAGCAATAATATTTTTTTTTAATTATGACATAGATGAGAAATCTATAATCTTCACAGACTTTCTTTCCTCATATATAAGAATTTAGGGTGTTTTTAATAATTGTAAATCCAATGCTTTATGTTCTGCCAAGAATATTAATTTATTTAATACAAAATCATTAGTTTTATTAGAAATAGTAATATAGTTATTACTATATTTATCTGAATTGATTAAAAATTTTCGTTCTCTAACTAAAGCTTGTTTCTCTTTTTCTGTAGATTTATTAAAAACACTTAACAATAATTTTGTACTTTCTAATTTACTGTTTATATACTCAATTAATTTATCTCTATTATTAATGTTATTATATAATGTAGTAAAATCAATTTCTAAATTTTTAGTATTAATAATTTCTAAAGACTTATCAGAATTTAATACTTCAGGAAAATTTAAGTATTCTACCTGATTTTTCATAATATCACAAAAGTTATCCCAAGTTCTTCTAATGCAAATCTTCAAATCTTTTCTATTAAACTCTACTTCTTGATACTCTTTGCCATTATTATAAATAGTTTCTAATTCATCTAATAAATCTATAAGATAATTATCAGATAATTTTCTTGAAACTAAAATTATCTTATTTATTGTATATTCTTTAAGTTTTTTTAAATATTCTTCTTTAGTAATTGTTTCTCCTGAAATATTCCAAAAATCATCAATTATTTCTTGGTTCCAATCAAACCATTCACTGTTAAGTCTTAAAGATCTGTATTTTTTATGAAGAATATTTTCCAATATTAGATCTCCCTCTCTTTCTCCTAGAAATTTATATCCATAGTTATGTGTATCATAATGATGTTTTCTAGTTTTTTCAAAATTACCTTTAGAATAACCTATTTTAAGAACTTTATGTAAATTATCCTGATCATCAAGATAACTATCTTGTAGTAAGTATATCATGATTTTATTTTTATTTTAAGTTTAATAATTCATACCCTTTTTGTCTCTTTCCATCTTCTGTTGAAATGTCAACTACTTTATATACAAAATATTCTTCTATATCTTTTGCTTTAGGTGTTTTTGATAGCCCTAATGAAGAATAGATTTCTCCTAATTTTTCTTTTATTTCCTTGAGAGTGTATCTCTGCGAAACCTGAAAAGTATTGAGAATTATTGATAATATAGTATCGCTTTTTTTATTATTTATTATTTCTATTTCATTATCTAATTTACTTTTCTGATACCCCAAGGCTCGACACCGATCTGGTCCTAATATATAATAATAATTCTGAAATTCAACTGGTATTCTAAATAATACTAATTTTCTAATTTCATCTGAACTAAATTGATATTCACAGAAAAATCTAAGTGAATCTTTAAATGTTTTCAGTAACTCAAACTGATTAAAGAAATTAATTATCTCATCTTGAAATTCTTGAACATTAGATACGGTAGTTAGCTCATTATAAATACTAACATCATCTCTATAGACTTTTTGTTGAACTTCAAAAGCTCTTTGCTCCGATAATAATACTAGCTTATTCATTATAAAATTTCCGGTTTTATCTGAAACACCAATATAATTTTTTGAATATTTATCTAATCGAATCAATGTTCTTTGATTTTCAATTAAGGTAGATTTTTGAACAGAATTAGCAATATTAAACAAAGAAACCATCTCATTGGTTTTATTTAATTTTTCATTTATATATTCATTAAATTCTTCCTCACTATATTCATCTTTAAGACTTTTATAAAATACAGTAGCATCATATTTAAATACATTCTCATCTAACCTCTGTCTTCCCATTATTTGGGGAAGATCTAGGGAAATGTCAAGAGATAGAGAAGATATATTGCAATCACTTACTATTACCGTCGATGCACAAGGAGAGTAAAAATCAGCACCTAAGTAGACAGTGCGAGTACAGAAAGTAAACATTTTATGAGGTTTTCCCTTAAGTGGTACTTCACCTATTTTCATCTTGATTTTTCTAAGTTTGGCTTCATTTTTCTTACATTTACTACAAACAATATTAACTTGATCTTCCGAGAGACCTGCTTTTTTAACTATATTACAAATAGTTGTAACACTATTAACATAAAAGACTATTTCCCTTGATTCATGAATAACCTTATCTGGAGTTACTAGTTTTGGAAATATACCATTAAGATAATTATTAATGATCCCCAGAACAGAATCATTAATTGATCGAGTTCGAACCCTGCTGATTCTCGGTTTGATTATTTTATCTGTTGGCCATTGTAGTTCATAGTAGGGAAGGTTTTTAAATTCATCTAACTGTTCTAGGTATTTATCCAGCATAGGAGTAGCAGAAACATAAGTTACATACTGAAGACAACTAAGATACTCTACAAAATTCATTTCCACCGAAGCTTTGAAACGAGAATCTATAAATATACTCTGAAACTCATCAATCACATAGTAGAAACTATTAATATAATTACATCCTAGTTCTCCTAGTGCTTTAAGAACATGTCTTAGGGAGTCATAAGTTACTAAGATTTTTGGAGTATAATATGTTCCCATCCCCGACATAACCACATAGTTCTTAATAGAATCTATTAGACTCAATACTTCCTCTGGGTTTTCAATTATATCTTCCTGTTTTTCTTCTGAATCTACTATAGTAGTTTTATCCATAGAATTCACTACTAGATAAACATTATCTTCTAGGTGTTGTTCATATTTGTTCTCCAATAGAACCTTTCTAGGAGAACAGAGGATAGTTGGAAGATTACTTCGCAAACAATATTCAGTAAAACCACATCCGCAAATAGTTTTATTGATAATACATTTTTCTTGAGGTAATGTAAAACCATTCCAGTCTGAAATATACTTAATTTCATGCGGAACATTAATTAATACTTTATTCATATATTATTATTTAGTTTATATTATTATATTAAAAAGAAATAAACACTACAACTGCTGTTTTATATTTTATAAATTTTGCAAATTGTAGTGTTTTAATATTTTTCACAAGGAGGATCGAAACTTTGTGATTCTCCTTTTATTCATATCTTAGGTTTTAAAGGGAATAGAAGAGAGTTTTGCGAAATTTTTAAGATTTTAAAGAGTATTAGTCTATAGTAATTACAAAAAATTCGTAATTTCGAAAAAGCCCATTCGCTTCGCTCATTCCACACCTTCCTTTCCTCACCCTGTTCGTCAATTCCCTCCCTTTTTCTCATATTTTTATTTTAAATTGTCATATGATATCACAGGTTATTTTAACCTAAGGGAAGGGCAACGAGGGAGCGACTAGAAGGAGGGAGCGAGGGGAATGGTGGGCTTCCCTTGATAATATCTATTTTCGTATCCACCTAGTACAAAAAGAAAAAGGGATATTACTCCCTTATTCCTAGATTTTCTTTTAATTCTTCAAGACATCCTTCATAGTCTATTTCTAGTTTATCCATAATATTCTCCAATCCATAGACTTCTAAAATATTTTTAATATTATAATCCCAATAATTTTCATCAAAATTTGTAGTTTCATTAATTTTCTCCAATACTTCTGGAGCTAATTGTCTTAAAACATAGTTTTCCGGAAGATTATTCCACCATGCTTCGTTACCATCTCGTCGCATTCGTATATTAAAAGTAGAGTCATCTAGTGCATCTCTAAAATTTAAATAGCCCTTTTTAATTGGTAACATTACTCTACTTTGAGAATTACCGGATTCTATCAAGTATACTAAATTTCCCTTGAGTGGTGTATATTGGAAAAACCCTTTCTTTTGAGAATATAAAATATACAACATATATGGTAAATAATTTGTATCTGAATCAATTATTTCAGCTGTCATATAAGGTATTCCACTCAAGATTCCAATTTTGGTTAATCTTAACTTACCTATATTATTTCCATTAGGAGAATTATATGACTCTATTAGATCAGAAAGATAAAGTCGATCGGAATTATTTGACCATAGTAGGTTATCTAGATCTCTTTGTATTTTCCCACCAGGCGAATCTATATTTTCCAAACAATATAATTCCCTCAGATACGAATATATACAAAATCCAGAAGAATGATACTCTATCTTTTTTGAAAAATCTCTTAAAAATTTATCTATATCATTACTAGGGTAAACTGCTGCAAAGTCGGCAGAGTTTTTAATCCATGAGACATTTTGATTTATTTTCATATCATTTCGACCCTACCCTGGTTATATAAAGTTCGTGATACATTACAATAGCTATCCCAGTTTTCTTTTTCTGATAAAATTGAATCATCTGTACATTGATAGAAAAACAGATCTTTCGCAGCCCGATTTAATATATACTTTTTACTATTCTTCTCATAGTATATAACATCAGATAGTAAAGAACCCGAAGTAATACTTAAGAAAAAACTGCCACTAATTATATTCCTTCTGATATATGGATATACCTGATTAAAAATTAAATCTCCCCTATCTTTTACTTTCATTTCATTTAGATCACCTAGGAGATGAAGAAATATTATATTATTCTCTCCTAATTGATCTTTTATGCTTAGGATAATATCTTCGAAAATGGAGAAATCGGTCAGTATAAAATTAAATACTCCACTTGAGTTATTATCTTCTAAATCTCTCTTTAAGATTTCTATTAGTTCTTTTCTATTTTTAGTGTCTATCATGGCTATATAATTTACTGTAAATATAATCTTCTGGATCCACTAAGAGGTTTCCTATTAGATAACAACATTGAATACTCCCCTCATCAGGATTTGGGTTGGATATAAACCTAGCTGCTTTTGGGAAGATTTCCTCTAAGATTATCTGATCTAAGTCCATTAGTGTTATCTTAGTTCTCCCTCTCTCAGCGAACTTAAATATCCAAATTCTTTTGTATTGAAATTCTGTTTCAATTTTAAATGTAATCCCAGAATCACGCCACATTTGAGAATCTACCCAACTGTATTTTTCTGTTTTTATTAATTTCTTTATCATACTAGTTTTCTTTAGGTTTACCCCAAGTGTCTGTTCGATAGACTTCTTTGGAATAAATATCGGATTCATTATCAAACACATCAGTTTCACATTCTTCAACAGTACATTCATATTTTCCACCACGATAGGAAGCATGTGATTCAGCTACTTCAATTGCTTTCTCTAAGTTAGTCATACAACCAACTGTATAGGAGTGGTTATTCCTCTCTCCCCAGCGATAAGCAATTATTACATAAGACTTGCTCATACTATATCTTCTATAAAATCAACTACAAAATATTCGAATGAACCACCCTCTGATGGAAGACTCTGTTTCTTCTTCATCTGTTTCGCCCAAAATTTAGGCCATGGTATCAGTACACTCCAGCCCAAGATCATTTTATAATTATGATTAATTACTATCTCAGTGTTTGGGTTGGTATAGATAAGATTCCATGGATTTTTGGAGCCAACTGTATACCACTCTATATTAGGGTAGTCTCTTTGTAGAACTTTATGAACAGCCTCTAACCATCCAGTCATCATTTCTAATCTTTCCCCTCGCTCCCATTTTCTATTCTCCAAGACTAATCTGACTATACAATCTCCCTTAGAATTTAAGTATTCAAAAATTTCTTTGATGTTCACCTTAAATTCTACAATCCCATGCCAAACAGTTATTCCATGTTTCCCTGGTCTGATACGTATATCAAAATATCTAGCACCTAGATCATATTGTTCTTGGATCGATAGGTTTTGACAGCGATTTGTCCACGAAATCAGTTTACTCCAGAATCCTTTGACTGGATATGAAGTACATGAATTATGAGTACCAAGATTAATTTTTCTTATTTCCATATTATATTATTTTATTTATACATATATAAGGAAATAAAGAGAAAGAGGGCATCGCCCTCCATAAGATTAGTGATAATATATTATCTCAACTTCTCCGTTACTCCAAATACAGCTAAGTATTTTCTTATATTTCTTTTCCATGATAATTTTTGTTAATCTGGGATTTGTAATTTTCTGGAGGCAATTGTACCTGATCTTTTATCAATGTAGTAGATTGTTCCCCGAGGTATTATACACTTAAGTACTTTTCTTCTTTCAATTCTTATCAATCGAGCCTCATATAGTGCTCTAAGTTCGGTTAGAAAAGCATGAATATATCCCGAAGTAATTTCTCCTTTAGTTAAGTTTAATATACAATTCCATAGAACACTCTTGGATTCTTCGTCTTTCCATTTTCCAATTAATAGATCACCTGGTCTAAATGCTGCATGTTGTATCAACGATTCATATAGGAAACGACTAATAAGAATACCATTATTTTGAGGTTCTGTTTTCAACGGTGTTCCCAAAAGTTTAACTGTTTTGTATACTAGTATATCAGTTATAGCGATTCTTGGTATATAAGCTCTTAAACACATTTCACTTGATAATTTTTATATTTGTTATGTTACTATTAAACGTATTCCCACATTCAATATAATATATAGTTTCGGATACTGTATCCTTCAATAGGTACTGAGAATCTTTAAGTATCCATATCTTAGAGTTCTGCCCAAATTCTTTTTGTACTTTCTCTATCTTTGCACTTGATGCTGTCCTACTACATATTATTCCAATCCCAACAACAAATGCTACTATAACTGCTATAGTATATGTTATTCCTAATGATGTTCTTCTATTCATCGTCCAGAAATGATTCTATTAGTTCAGATTTTGATTCAAAAAATTCTCTCTTCAGTGTATCTTCGTATACTTCTTCTCTTACTCCTGCACTTTCACCAATCCTTAGTCGGTATTTAATAGTTCCACAGAGTTTTTTATTGGAATTAAGAGACATATCAATGACTATATTCTCTACTGTATATATTTGTGGTTTATTATTATGCATTTTCCATAAGTTCTTCCCCACCTGATATACTGGAATAATTATATTACTCAATGTAGTTTCATATAATTCGATTAAGTATGATAAAAGAGCAGCAGATAGTTCAGGGATAGCACCATTAGATAATTCATGATATACTTTCTCAGTAAATTCTTTCGGAGTAACTTGTATCTTTTTAGTATCAATATCTTGTAGATACTCCAAAAATTCAATAGCATTTGGGAGACTTGAAAAAGTTGTCCTATCGGTTATTAACCTAACTCTCCCAAGATCATCACGAACACTTACATTATAATGATTGGTATCTATGTCTAATACTACTCCAATCCAGTGATTACAAAATCTTACTTCTTTCATGTTAAACTATATTTTAGACAATTATTAATATTTTTTGGATCAAAATCATCAAAAGGAATTATTATTGTTCCCTTATTACCATCAAGTTGGTTCATTCCGTCTAAACCTATATATTTTCCTTGGCCTTTATAAATTTTTAACTTCCATGTAGCCCCCGGAGAAGTTCTAACCATAACATGACGATCTATCATTTTTCTATCAAAATATTCTTTCCAGGTTTCGTTGTTATCTTTGGGGAATAATAATCCCACCAATTCATTGTTCTTCTCAATCTCACCATTACTTTTAACTTGATACCCTTCACTCATTTTTACATAATATGGAACACAATCTTCTGTTATTCCTAAGAATTTTAGATTTTCCTTAAGAGTATCGCACCAAAATTCTTCACCTTGGGAAGTGTATCTCAAATACCTGGTTAGATCTATCTTTTTTGATTCCCAATTTTCCCAGTTATGAATTTTCTTAGAGGGAAAGATTACACAACATTCAAATTGCCCATATTTATTAAGAATTATTTCTGGAAAGTTTTTAGGTTTAATTATAATTTTACCAAGATCTTTATCAACCTTCTCTAACGTGACATCGCCAAATATTTGACTCCATAAGTGTTCTCCTGTGGGTGTATTTTTTAAAATTTCTATTAGATCTGGATGGATATCTTTTACTATTCCAAGATTACCATAGTAAAAATTCATAAGATCCTCTAATGACACTGCATTCTTTGGAATCTCTTTTTCAGTGATTATTTTATAATGAAGTCTATGATCAGTATCTAATACTAGATTTACTAGCATTCTGTGTATGGGATTTTCATAAAATTGTTCCATTGTATCTTCTGAAAAATCTCTCAATGGATTTAGGATATCAAGATCATCAAAAAATTTAGATACTTTTTTAAACGACCCCAGTGAATCAATCAGAATATCCTGTGGCGACATCCATAATCTTGAAATAACTATTTCTTTAAGTTCTTTTTATCTGGTGAATATTTATTTCTTATCCAAGTATTAATCTCTTGAGTACTAGAAAATGTTTCTTTTACTTTCCTAATCCAATGATGTTGATAAATATCGTCTAGATTTATATGATATACTTTATCTACTGTTATTTTACCATCTTCTTCAAAAAATACAAGTGTTTTAAGATATCCCTGATTCTGTATTTTCTTGGTATCTCTCCATATTCTTTTATAAAAATGTTCTTCTGCTACTCGATAGGCATCTGAGAAAGAATCAAAATAATCCCATCCGACCTCTTTCCCATGTAAATTCCAAATTTCTATGGGTATCCAATTATCTCCTTGTCTTTCCTCTACATAGTAACGACCTCGAGCTACAGGGAATGATTGAAGTTTTATCCTATATTTTTTCTTCTTCATGATAGATCAGATTTAATAAATTCTTCAATTTTCTCAGAGGCATAATAATTATCAGTTGTATATTTCCGATATTCATCGTCAATCGTTTTTCCTAGTTCTTTGAGTTTACTCTCTAGTCCAACTCTGAGATTCTTGATCAATTCTTTCTCGGATGTTTCTACTATTTTAACAATATCTTCTCTATCGTATGCAGTAAAACCTCCCATATAGGTAGTTTCGAGTTGATCTAATAATATCTTTGCTTTTTTACTTTTCATTTTTCTTTAAAAACTTTTTTGTTACTTTAAGCGCTTTACTTTTAGCTCTCTCCAAGTCTTCGTTTGAGATAACAATATCAAATTTTTTCGAGTATTTCATCTCTTCCTTAGCTTTCTCCAATCTTTCCGAGATATCCACATTTGTATCTGCATCTCGTTTTACTAATCTGGTTTTTAACTCACTAAGTGATGGCGGCTTTACAAAGATACTTAAAGCTTTCTTTCCATAGAATTCTTTAAGACTTACTGCACCTTTCACATCAATGCAGAATATAACATTATTATTTTCTAATAACTTATCAGTTGTACTTTCTAGAGTTCCATAGTATTTATCTTTATATACCTGTTCCCACTCTAAGAATTGATCTTCTTCAATTAGTTGCTCAAATTCATTCGTACTTAAGAATATATAATCTACTCCATCTTTCTCTTCTCCACGAGGTTTTCTGGTGGTAGCTGATACTGATTTTACTAAACCTAGTTCTTCTTGAGAAAGGAGATAATTAGTTATTGTTGTTTTCCCACTACCACTCGGACCTGCTATAATTACCACTTTGTTCTTTGGCCAATCTACAAAATAAATTCCTTTGAACATTCTAATACTAAGTTCTTTTTCATCTATCCCATCTGGCCAATCAGATACGGACCAGTGAGCATCAAAAAGAGGTTTACCTAGTTTTTTGGAACACCATCTTCTAAGATTATTTGGCCATTCAGAATACCATTTCCAAACTCTACAACATTGTGAATCTGAAATGTTTTTTCTACATAAGAAACTAAATGTATATCTTGGGAATGATCTTTTCTCATAATCCATTATCTTTCGACGAACTACATAAGGATCTAAGTATGATAGTACTTTGAGAAAATACCATAGTATAAGTGGACTGCCCGAATATTTAAACCATTTCTCGAAAGGGTTGGATATTTTGTAAAACCACCAATGTGAGAAATAAGCTTTCCATAATGGTGTTCCAGTTTTCATTCGTTCTTGAAGGTCATAGGATAATGATGCATAAGACTCCATTGGATTTTTCTTGATGTACTCTACCCAACTTAAAATTTCATTTTCTTTCTCGTCTATCTCTCTTTGTGAAGAACTTGTATCAATTTCTATTCCCCAATCACAACTGGAATATCTAAACTTATTCATATTCCAATCATGTATACAAAATACCGCAATTTTTGGTTCTACTACATCACACATGTAGAATTCTGACCAATCACCTATTGCCCAGATAGCAAACCACCAACGAAGACCTCTTATTCTAAATGATATTTGTGGATCATCTTTATAACCCTCACCATATCCAATATCAATTTTATATCCCTTTGATTGTAAGAGAGCTATAATTTCTAATGACTTGCTTCGATAAATTCTATAATTTTCTGGTGTCATAATTTAATTTATTTTTATTTTTCATACATATATTAGGTCTTGAGGAGAAAAAGATAAAAGAGCCCGAAGGCTCTAAATATAATTTACTATTAGATCACATTTAACTGCTGGATCTTGTATTCTCTGTTTCCCCAGATCATCTAGGATTTTTTCTTCTAAGATTTTCTTAGGTGAAGTTTGGATTTCACTACTTTCAAAAAGTAGTTCAGACTTTCTCCCACTATAATGGGTTAGTATTGCTTTTTTCAATACATAAGGTTTTTTCATTTTGTTATTTATTCTTTGTTAATATGTCTAAGGTTTAATAAAAAACCAGGACCGCTGTCCTGGATAAATTATAAATCATTAAATATTAAAATGCTTCACAGCATTTCTTTTATTTCATATATAAGGCTATGCGGTGATAACATAAGGAACAAAAAAATAGTCAAGAGCTATGTTCACACACCACTCCTGACTGAATTATGAAAGAATTATTTTTTGAGTATTAGTTCTTGGTTTAGGAATTTATTTAATTTTTTCGATATTTTTGATATCATAACAAAAATTCCAAAAACTATTATAAATATATAACCGACTAGCACGGCTGTTGCATTCCTCCCAAAGATAAGCAGAATAGATAAACATGTTATCGCCCAAACTAATGAATAGACGAAAACTATCAGATCTCTTATACTTATTTTCTTCATACTAAGAATTCTTTGATTATATCAGAAATCAATTTCCCGGAAGCACTTGGTAATTTGGTCTTACAAAATTTCATCACATTACCCATTACTTTCTTTTGGATTTCGATTTTTCCCTCCGCAGTTATGTAAGAATCATCACAATCCTTAATAACTTCAATGATCTCTTCTCGGCCTGGCTCTTTGGGAACAAATTCTTTGATTATTTCAATCTCAGTTAATTCCTTACTTTCCAAATCCTCACGACCAGCATCTCGATATTCCTTTGCACTTTTTTCTCTCTGTTTAATGAGAGTTCTGAGAATATCTAATTCAACTGAATCAGTCATCTCAAAATTTTTCCCTTGTGATGTATATACCACAAAGGCGGTTTTGATAGCTCTAAATGTTTCAAGTCTATCTTTCTCTCCATTTTTTAACGCTTCTTTAATTAGCGAGTCTATTTCATTTCTCATAATTTAATTTATTTAATTACATTAATAAGAGTTTCAGACTCATCTTAATATATAGAAGTTTTAGCGGCTCCTATTGTAGCTTTTTTAATTAGTTTTGCTAAATCTACTGCCAAAGAGTTTAGGTCAGTCATTATCAGGTAATTCTTAAACATTTTCCCTGGATCATAACATTTATCTACACAAATTTGGATGATGTTAAATCCTAGTTTTTCTGTTCTAAGTACAGAATCCCTAGTATCGTGAATAGCAAAATCCCCGCGATAATTATCTGCACTAGGTTCTCCATCTGAAATTATAAAATATAAAACTTGTTCTTTGGTTTGTTTTCTAACTCTAAAAGCTACTTCTTCGATTGCTCTTCCATCTCGGTTCTCACGTCTGTCATTAACTGATCCAAGTGAATATTTAGGGGTATAGCCAGGTTCTCGATATACTCTTATCTCTGTAGCCCCACTATAAAAAGAATCACCTGTATGGCCATATATAAATAATTCCACGCCCGGTAAATCTTTTAGTGCCTCATTAAGTAAGATTGCAGTATCACGAGCTTTATATATTTTATCGCCATACATAGAACCGCTCTCATCAATCAAAAGACATACTGATACTTTACTAGTTTTTACCTCACCTTTTCTAAGATACACACATGGTACTCCTTGATAAGCTTCAGCTAATTTGTCAGTATCTAAGATACCACTTCGACAGCCTCTATGAATTAATTCATAATTTCGACAATGTCCCTTAATGGATTTTCTGATAGCTGTTATATATTTGCTTATGTTATTATAATGCTCTTGATATCTGTATTTATCATCTTTTTCCTTAAGAAATAAAACATCTCTTGTAGAGCCTTTTTCAACTAGTCCTTCTATATCCTGAGCTACCATTTTTCCAGACTCTCCTTTTAGGGAACTAGATATTTCCGTCCCATCGAGACTAGTTGAATAAGAATCTTTATCTTTACCATATTTTGGATCTTTAGCTAAACCTTCTGCTTTCTTAAGAAATTTAGACAACATAGAGTCAAATTCACTAGCTCCTCTTGATTTGCCAGTACTACTACCACTATCTTTTTTCTTAGTCTCACCTTCTTCAGATTCTTGATCCATAAGATCTTTATATTTCTTCTTAAGAATTAAGTAAATTTCCTCAGCAGCTTTCAGAGTATCCTTTGTATCTTTTGGGAGTGGAACAATTTTCTCCTTTATTTCCATAAGAATATCACCATAATCTTCCATTATATCTTCAGTTAGATATTTAGGATAACGTACGATACTTAAGAAAATGTCAAGTAATTTTTCAGCTTCATTCATTTTATCTCTTCTTTTATCAGCATCAACTGATTTAAGATAAAGAGTATCAAAGTAATAATACTTAACCTTTTCTAGGAATCTTACTAAACCTGGTTTGTCTGATCCAAGTTCTTCTTCAATTCTTTCATCCTCAAGTACATTAAAAATAAATTTCTTAACAGGATTCCTAATTCCACTCCAAGTTTCAAATTTAGCAAATTCTGTATAAAGAAGATGACACCCCTCATGAATAGTTTGTCCACAAAAGATATCTAATTTTTCTCCCTCACTATAACTTTCATTATCGAAAATTGTACTAGAGATAACAACTTTTCTTCCATTAGTAAAATTCTCATCTCCTTGTGAAATTTGAATATTTACTTTAAATGGAGGATTCATTACAATAATCATATCCTTGGCTAAGTCATATGATTTTCTAATCAACTCTACATTATTCCTAGGTTTCCAGAAATAAGAAGAGTAGGAATCTTCTTCATCTAAAGATTTCTCCCACCCAATTCTTGATTTGAAGCGAGAGGATTTAGTATAACCCTCCCCACTTCTTTTATACCAGTCTTTAAAACTTGTTATACCCATACTAGTATGCCATTAATATTTTCTTAATAGTTCCTCTTTCACCTTCACTAGAAGTTCCTTCATATAAAGGTAATAAGATAAGTTCTAGAGCTTTAGCTAAACTCCATCCATCCGCTACCAATTGCGAAACCATTAAAGTTTCTCTGGTACTTACTGAACAAGAAATTTCTTGTTTTCTATATACATCTCTAATCTGTTGTGCTACAGTAACAATTAAGTTAGCTGTATCCTTAGGAATTCCACATCTTTTTTGCAGAACTTTGGATTCCTCAGATTTAGGAATATAATCCAATTCTAATGGGAAAAATCTGTTGTGTAATGCTCGGTCCATCATCATTGTACCAGTATATTCTGATCCAATATTAGCTGTAGCTATAAAGCATACTTCAGGATGAATCGGAATACTACGAAGATCTTTTCCACCTGCTATTTCAACTGGTAATACACGTCTATCATCTAGACATGGAATAGTATATTATTGCTTGTCACTGGGGCCAATTTTGTTTTTAACAAGGAGGCTCTTTATCCTCCCTTTCACTAATTTTATTCTTATACGAATATAAGTTAGATTATATTTAGTGTTCAGACTATATCATCTATTAGTTATTATTTACTAATAGTAGTGCGCTCGTGGTAATTAAAGCCAAACTTGATTTGGTTTTACTACTAGTCGTTAGACCTTCGATGAGATTACTCTCAAGGCTTGGTACGGAATTATCTATCTCTAGACTTTTTCCGTTTCACACTATTTTTCTCGCGCTACCCAGTTTTATACGTAAAAGTATAAATCTTTTTTACATATTTTCCTTTTCCATTACATACAGAGGATATACTAGCACAAATACTATTAAAAATATCTCCTTCCTCTGCTATATATCTAGCAGCTGATGCTATATTTTTAAACTCTAAAATTTCATTTGTTTTAGTATTTGTCATAATAACTCCTCTCCATTTCCATTTACTTCTTTCTAGATCATATTTAATCTTTGCATCTTTATCATAAGACCACAAATATCCTCCACTTGATAGATTTTCACCTCTTGCACAAGCTGATATTGATGTTCCAGATATTCCAGTCTGTCGTTCTGCTTCACTACATGACGGATATTCTTTTATTTTATGACCTGCCAGATCAAATTGATATACTATTTTAGAAGTTGTTTTACAATTAAATTCATTTGTTGGAGTTAGAATACTATTTAATTCTGGATCTAGTGTTTTAATCCAATTCTCTTCCCTCTCTAATAAATATTTTTTATTGTAATTATCATGAATTTCTAATATTGAAAACTTAAAATAATTTCCTTTATATTTATTATAAATATTTTGCAATCCTTGATTTTCATGAGTTCCTTTAATTAATTTACTCAAATGTTCCAATAATCTTTTCTTTAAATTTCTGGCACTACCGACATAATCATGTCCATGGGCTTTTATATAATATACTCCAGGATTATTGGTTAATGTTTTGAGTATATCTCTTTTAAAATCATTCATATTTTGTAATTTAAGATTTATACTATAATTATTCTACTTGACAAGAAAATTTATTTAACGCGATATCTCGTCAAGTAAGATTACTCCAGGTTTCTGAATATCATCAGTAAATTTAGCATAATCAAATATACTAACTCCACCTTCTTGTAATCTATGTACTCCTAATAATCCACTAACTGGATCAAACATAGAACCCATATCATAAACACTCAATGGTATTCCTAGTTTTTCACAAGCTAGTTTAATAATACTAGTTTTACCAGACCCCGTTGGACCTGTCATCAATGTATTTACTTTCTGTTTAATGTTTCTCAATAGAATTAACCAGTCTTCATCTTTGATGAAAAATCCATCTTCCTCTATAGTTGGTCTTTTACAGACATCTTCTTTCAAAGTTTCATATAGAGTTTTAGGAAGTTTTGGTTCTTCTGGTGTAGATTTAGATGTTAATCCCTGATATTTCTTATATTCGTCTCTTACCTCCTTAGAGGCAACATTCATAGAAGCGACACTGGGTGCATCATAATATTTTCCAACTTCTGAAAAAGCAGTTGTGTAAAATATAGAACCAACTGGATACTTAGATTTAATGAGTTTGTCACATTTCACATTAAGAGAAGTACTAATTGTTTTTCCGGATTCAGTTTTCTGTCCATCTAAAAATCTCATCCGGAGTTGACCTTTAGACATTACAGTTTTTAAGAAATAAAATTTTGCCATAATATAAGTTATTAATTAAATTCTATTTAGAGGATTAAAATAAATAATCCTCATACTTAAGAACTTGATTGGTGTTTGGGAGGAGAAAAAAAAGAAGAAGGGAACTATGTCCCTTACTTATATTAATTATTTTCTATCTTTATACTTTTCATTGAATTTTTTAGCACCCTGTGATGAATTAAATCTTATCTCTTTTATCTCATCTTTTTCAGTCTTCACCAAATTTGACCACTGTCCATGAGATTTGTATGGATACCCATAAGTTTTCTTTATTTTCCCCATACTTAAAATCCGATTCGTTTACGTTCTTCATCTGTAAATCCATTATCCTCATTGTGATTAAATATCTCAGCTAATGACATCTCCTTCTTTTCTAAGTTTTCAATTTTTAAGTCTTTAGCTAGATCATAGAGTTTTTCACCATATAGAGGTTTAAATTCGTACTTCATCAATAGTCGTCCTTTCCGAAGTAATGCTTTATCAATGTTAGTTAAATCTGTATTGAATGTACAGATAAACTTAGCTTTAAGAAAATCCCCAAGTATTCCATCAGAAATATTCAAGAGTTCACTTAAGACTATTGAGTTATTTCCACCAGCTTTATCACGACTTGTTATAATTTTTTCACAATCCTCAAGAATGAAAACATTATTATTTTTTTTCACACATCGCTCTACTTATTATGAATCTTCTGAATTGTTGAGGACAGCCCAAAATTATTTCTTGAGGTACTATAAAAAAAATTTACATTCTTAGATAGAGTTTCCATCAGGTATTTAAGATAAGTGCTCTTTCCACAACCAGGCTTACCGTGAAATATAAAAAATCCACCTCTATCACTCTTAATTAGATTTAATATTTTTTCATTTTTTAAATCTTGATTAAACAGTTTATCAATTTTTATATCACTAAGATCTACAGCCATTTGTCTTACTTCGATCTCATTTTTAAAATTAATTTCTAAGAATTTTATACATCTTTTACTCTCCTCCTTCTTCTCAATTATTGGGAGTACTAAGTCAGTATAATTTTGATAAATTTCTTTTATTGTTTCTAAAGAATCTTCATTATAGACTAGAGTATTAATTACACTACCAATCATTTCTATAATCATATCCTCTCCTAGATAAAAATGAGACCGTCTTTTAATCTCACGATTGGCAGAACGATAATCTATACAAAGACAATCCATAGATATTAATTGATAATTCTTAATTAGTTCTGTTTTAAAACTTTCTATTTCTTCATTTTTTCCATCTAATATTCCGTTAGTATCAATCCCAGAAATAAATCCATCTAAACAATAACAACTTTTCTTCGTTATTTTAGTTAGTATAAACTCTAATTTTGAAGTACTATTATTAAGATATAAAATATTGGCTATTTCATCGCTTATAGTTTTATTAAATAATTCTTTTGTAATTTTCATAATTAAAATCCTATTTTCTTCGTTTCTACTGTTTTTATTTCATTGGTAATTTTAGCGTTATATAATTCAGCCAGAGTCATCCCTGAAGAATTTACTTCGTCAAGATCTAACTCTTTTGCTAATTCGTATAATCTATCACCAACTAAGGGTTTGAATTCATACTTCATAAGTAATCTTCCTTTTCTAAGTAAAGCCGGATCGATTTTGGTTAAGTCACAATTAAATGTACAAATAAACTTAGCCTTTAATAGATCTCCAAGAATACCATCTGATAAATTTAGAATTTCACTAAGGAACATAGAATTACCAGCCGATCCTTTAGTCCTATCTTGAATTAATCTTTCACAATCCTCAAGAATAAAAATTTTGTTTTGAACATCAGTGTTTTCTAGTAGAAATTTTCTAAATAATTCAGGATATCCTAACATTATATCTTGTGGTACTATATAAAAATTAATATCTTTTTTTGACATTGTATCAATTAGATATTTAATATAAGTACTTTTACCACATCCTGGAATTCCATGAAATATAAAGAATCCACCTTGATCTGATTTTATATTCTTTATTATTTCTTTATGCGGGAGATCAGAATTATAAATTTTCTCTTGATTTATTGGAGAATTATTTTCAATTGTGATAGTTTTCTCCGTAATATTTCTATCTTTAGGATCTATTGTTAATAATCTAACACATCTTTTACTACTTCTTTCAGAGGTTAGTATAGGGACGTATATATCTCGTACCATTTTGAATATCTCAATTGTATCTGACACTGAATCTTCAATATAATATATCACAGAAGGTAATGATCTACTATTAAATATTATTAAGATATTATCTCCTAGATATACTCCATCAAAAGATTTTATTATATCTTTTGAACTATTATAATCAATAGTTGATAAACCTAAAGGAATCAAATTATATTTATTAATTATATCTTCTTTCAGTTTTTTAAATTCATCCAAATATTTTTCAAAATTAATCATAGTATTGTGATATCCTAACTCAGCATATACAGAAATATAATCTGCCTCTTTTTTAGTTATTTCACTAAGTATTGTGCAATATTTAGCATAATTAGGCATTTTTACTAATTCTGGAGAAAGATTTTTTAAATAAGCAGCATTATACAATTCTTTTGTAATTTTCATATTTTATTTTTTTTTATTAGTTTAAAATACATCATACTTAAGAGTTTCAAGGAGAAAAGAAAAAACTACCCTCAGGTTTCCCCAAAGGTAGTTAAAATATTTAAATATTTTTCTTAGCAATCTGAATAAGATAAATAGTCTGATTAACTGTATGCCAAAAATCATCAACTTCATTGATAATACCTGTATACAATTTTTCGGATAACTTATCTTTCATATCAGCTAGATCTGCTCTAATAGCACCAAGTAATGCTTCAATTTCAGTTTCTCTTGGTAGAATTGGATCTAAATCTCCAGGTTCTATTTGTCCAAAGATACTTTGAGCATCTTCCATAATACTATCATCGAATTCAAGTAATTCTTCATCGAATTTATCAATTATTTCATGAATAGAGTAGGATGGAGCAGAATAGTGTAACTCTTTTAATCGAGTGTGATAACCATGGAGTTTATTCTCCAAGTTAACTAGATAATCGTTTTTCATAATTTATATGATTTTTTATTAAACATTTCCAGATGCATATCCATAAGATATAGCTGTATCATAGTTACTAGGTTTATTAGAACCAGAATAACATTTATCATAACAACCAGTTTTCGTCAAGATCGTACCAAAATACCACAATGTTGGAAGTGTAGTTGTGCCAGTTAATGAAGTATTCATAACCATCATATATTCTACATTTTCCAAAGATCTATGAGTTTTTGAAGTAAACAAATTACTATTTACATATCTAAGTGAATGATTGGTACCATCGGCGATAGCTAAGATTGTTGTAAATCCTGTTCCTATATCACCACCCTGCCAAGTATTTTTAGCAAGTCTAATTGATGAATTTTTACCAAATGGTGTACCAAGTTGATCAAATGATCCTGAATCACCACCTCCCCATTTACCATAATAGAAAGCATATGAGATATCAGTTAATGATGTTCCCATTCCTCCAAATAAATTGGTAGGAAGTTTTATATTATAAGGAACATGTAAGTATGTAAATATATATTTTATATCTGAAACCTTAGTGTTATTTTTAAATAAATCATTCGGGAACATAGATCCATAATAGTATGAAGATCCTTCACGGTAGTATGGAATATACTGAGTTATCATATAATTACAGTTTGCAAATAATCCTTCAAAGGAAGTCGTATTGGCTAAGGTTGATAACAATTGATCTTGCAATCTCCCCCTCAATAAACTCTTTCTCATTGGATTTTCGGTCAAACTTGTATTTCCACCTATATAACCAAATGCATATTTTACTGAACAACTTGGGTTACAGTATCTAAATACATCACTAGGGAACAAGAAGTTTCTAAATATAGTTCCATATTTTCTAACTCCATTATCTGATGATCCGATAATAACACCTATTTCGTCACTAATGTAACCACTAATAAATTTCTTATCATCTTCAGTATTCATAGAACTAGGTAATGGACCATATTTTTTAATTACTTCATTTACTATATTACTATGTGTAACTATAGCTGTGATATCCATCTGTGAAATATGACTAGTCTCTGTACCGTTATAAAGTACTAAATATCTATATTTACCAATAGCGCCAATTTTCATATGGCCACTTGTTCCATCTGTGGTAATCCAATTATTTTCAACCACATTTCCTCCGACAGTATCAGAAGTTGTTGCTATATTAACTAGATTACTTAGATCAATCTCACCAGAGAAAATTGCATCACCAGTTATTTCCCCATAAACAGATATAACCTCACTAGTACTCATATTAACCCCATCATTCCATAAAACCATTGATTCTACATCAACACCATGATCTCCAAAATCGAACACCAGATAGTTATCGACAGGCAGTGTAATTGAAGTTGATTTATCTGAATCAAATAATTGAGAAAAATCTATAGTTTCTGTAACATTTTCATTTTCAAAATAAACTTTATATGAATATGTTTTCAGATCTAATAGTTCTTCCTTAGTAAAGGAATCTACTGGATTAGATGGATCAATATATACTGCACCAGTATCAGTAATACTAGTTGGTTCGAAACCAGATCTATACTGCCCGTCTGATGCCCATTCATCCCATGCAAATTCTAATGGGGAATAATTAGGATTGTCTATATATGGATTAGTTTGCTCGTTATAATCAAGTTTTTCGTTAAATAGAATATACTTTCTCGGGTCATAATTATAATTATACCAGATAAGATCTCCACATTTTCCAGCTTGATCTAATATAAACCCACCATCGTTAACTTCATACTGTATCTGATTACTTCCCATAGTATCATTACCATAGAATACATAGTCAGCTGCAGTAATAGTATTTCTAACAACCTTTCTAGTAAAGGTATCTCTCTTTATCTCAGAAATATCATCTGGGTGATAAACTTTTATTGGATCTGAGTCATAATCCATATAAAAGAATCTCAAAGGTATTCCGGAGTAACTTGTTAAAGTTGTATTAGAGAATCTCCCTAAACGTCTAAAACTATGAGATACATTAGATAGTTTACAATCTCTAAACCCTAATGCATTTAATTTTACAAAGAAATCATAAGGTACTTCTGTATTAGCAAATACATATGAAATATCTGTTAGATTTTTATTATCAGAGAAGATATCACCAGGTAATTCAGTTGGATAGTTTTCTGAATTCTTAATTCCATGGTTACTAAAGAAAGCAGATACACTAGTTAATGCTGTTAATCCTTTAAATACTTCAGTTGGAAATTCTGAATTATGACTACCATCTTTTTTAATACCTTTAGTGATATAATTAGCTGATGACAAGTATCCCCACATACTTTCCAAAGTAGTAATCTTGGTTTTATCTTGGTATGCAAAGAAATCATTAAATCCATCCCAATCTAATTTTACTGTCGATCCTGAATTATAGGAACACAAAAAGAATGAGAAATTAGTTATTCTACTAGGGAAATTAGAATATGTTGTAGTTCCTGACTCAGAAGTATCATCCGTGAAAGTAACTGAACCGTTACAAGATCCACCAAATAGACCAGCTGTTATTCGACCTGCTATTTTATAGTTATTACCATATCCAGAACCTTGTCTAGGGAATGTATTATTAACTGTCTTAACATTAGGACAATTATGAAGGAACAAAGTTACTTCTTTATTAGTCACTAAATCTTCGACTGTTTCAAATTCAAATGTAATATTACTACCACCACTACCAAATAAATAACTTGTACTTTCTAAAGCTGGTAGGTAATTCAAGAACACAGAAGACTTAAGAGGAGCAGGGGTATTATCTACACCAGCCTGTCTAACTGATAATGTAGTTCCTGCACCAGTACAAGCAGTCATCGTTTTTATCTTCAATGTTTCAGTATTTGATACCTTATAATAGAAGTATGAATCCATAAATTCACTACCTCCACTATAAAATACTGTTCCAAATGCAGTAACATTAACCAAAGGTGACATAAGTCCATCATATTTTCCACTTGAACTAAAAGCAATTGTTGGACTAAATAATGGTCCTTTAATATTATTAGTACCATAGAAAATTGAATTCATTGATGTTACATAGGTACAATACTTAAATGTATATCGACCAAGCGGTTTTTCAGAGGAAGTAACTATAGAAGTACAACCAAAGAATGTACTACTTAAATTAGTAACATTAGCTTTAGAATATGGAAAACCATCTAATTTTTTACATCTAGATAAAATATAATACAAGTCATACTCATTAATACTAGTTTGATAGAATGCATTAGATAGATTGGCTGTGTTAATTGTTAAATTAGTAGAGTAACCATCAGGTGAATCTGTATCATCAATCCATACTTTTCCAAATGCTTCCATAGCTGTCTCATTATTTCCATTAGATGGAGATAATTTGCAATTAGTATCTGCATTAGAATATGAGTTAGGATTATTTAGATAAAAATTAGTTTTACTTGATGTTCCTTGAAATACCTCACTAGCACTTAAACAAAGATGCCCAAAAACTCTAACCAGATTAGAACAACCTGTTAAAAATGCACTAGTAGCTATATTAAAATATTCAGATTGATTATTTCTAAATCTTAAATATTTTATTTTGGTGTTTTTATTTAATGATAAAGAAGAGGTATCCTTTAAATTCTTGAATTCAGAAAAATCTGTAATTGGATAATTATCTATTTCAAGGGGAGGAGTTGTATCAAATTGAATTTTATATATTGATGATTCAGATATATCAATATTCTGCAAAGTATTTTTGATCTCACCACTTACTAATATTCCAGTAGAATTTACATTCTTCAGATTTAAAGTTTGTAATGCTCTAGCACCTAAGAAATTCAATGTAACAGCATCAGAGTTATCTAATGATATTGATGACCCTTCTAGATCAATTGAAGTTAAGGATTGACATGTATCTATTTTAACCATACTTAACGAAGTACAGTTTCTAGCACTAAGACTAACTAGATTACCACAACCTACTATCTGAATACTTTGTACTGATGTATTATCAAAATTTAATGAAGTTATTGATGAACAATCTGAAATATATACTTTAGATAGATATACACAGTTTGTAAAATCAAGAATGCTTAAGAACGGTTGACTAGTAATAGTAAGTTCAGAGATTTTTGATCCAGATACTAGTAATTTTTCAAGACATCCTCCATTAGGGAGATTTATACTAGATACATCAGAGTTAGATACATCAATTTCTCTAAGTTTGGTACAATTAGTACATACAATAGGAACACCTGAACTATACTTTCTTACATTCATATTGTTTAGATTCAATTCCCTCAGTTCAGTCATAACTGTAAATGGTGAACTTGATGTTGTACCTAAACTAGTATCATCTGATAATGAATCCATATCCGCCAAATCCAATCCTTCTAGATTTGTTAGATATAATCCAGTTAATGAAGACCAATATGCTGCAGAGAAGTTATCTATACTAGATATAATATCCTTTAGATTAATAGTAACCGAAGTATCACCATCAGCCATAGGAATAAATACATCAGTGCTAGTATCTTCTTCAAGCATCGCCCTGGTTGTACTATTATTAACTGTATATTCAAATATATTTGGAGCTGCTGCAGTTATTCCTAGTCTAATCGAAGGAACACCAGCTTGACCGGATCCACGTAATTGAATTTTGGTTAAATATTGAGAATCATTAATAGCAGCTTCAGATTTCTTAGAGTAATTATACAAGAAAATTGCATCTAGAAAACGAAGTCTATCTTTCAACCAGTCAGTAACATATTCTATACGACGACCATGTAAGAACCCGATTGATTCTGTATCTTTTCTAACAGTTTCTCCACTTTCATCTACAATAAAAGTATTATATGGATTGAAGTATTTAATCTTATAGTCAAGATTAAACATAATCTCACCAATACCAGCTATCTGAGATTTATAATAGTTTTCTGTAAAATTATTATATGTTGAGAAGATCTTATCATTTTTTCTCCATTCAATCCAAAGAGTTCTAAATGATCCATCCTCGCCATTTTCAATATTACCATCCTTGGCTAAGATACCTTTAGTTACTACGTTCCATAATCTGGAATTATATGTAGAATAACCACTAGATCCAAATCCTCCATAGTTTTCAGTTACTTGAATAGCTGTATAACCAGAAGTATTTACATTCTCATACTTATCTATTGATACATTTTTCCCAATAATCTGTGCACCATAGTTATTTAGTCCAAGACAGGTATCCATATCATAGAAGCAAGTGTACCAAAGTCCAACTCCATTATCTTCTGAATTACTATTCCAAGTTCTTAATGTCATATTTTTCCCAAGGGAGTCAACCATACCTAATGCCATAGCTAACAAGAAGTATGAATTAGCATTTTTCCAATGGAATTTTTTATTAATTACATAAGTAGCTGTATAGTAAGTACTAGCATCTTCATAATATTCGCCTGGTAATGGTTGTGGAACAACTTCACCATTTTCATTCTTAATTGCTGTATATTTTTGAGATCTATCCCCTTCATAACAGTTGGCAAGAATAGTGAATAAGAATCTAAGAGAATTAAATCCATAATTATCAGTAGATGTAGTTTCAGTTGGATATTTTTTATCTATGAATAAATTAATAAGATCTGTATCATCCTGTTGGAATGAACCATATTCATTATTATTTTGATTAAATTCATAAGAAAAACATCCTCCTTGATATGGATCTGTTGCTACTGTATAAGTGCTAACTAATGATGGAGCATCTACTCTAGTAGTATCAGAATTAGATAAAGTATAGTCAGATAACACTTTGAATCCCATATTAAAGAATGAACCACGACCTAAGTTAAAACTATAGATTCCCATAAATTGAGGAGTATTGATTAAATCTCCTAATGCTGCTACAGCTTCAATATCATCAGATGAATATTGAATAAACAGATAAACAGGGAAACCTTCTAGTGTATGTTTAACTTTATTAGCATATTTATTAGAACCCAATTCTTGTGGTGGTATATTTTGGAATACACCAGATTCATTCATAAATTTACCAACTGAAGCATTATTACAGTGTGCACTATCAACTACGTCAGCTTTCAAAGTAAATCTGTTTTCTGGTAACCATGAATCTTTTTTCGGAGTAAATAATCTATCATTAGTACCATCAACTGTACCCATATACATCTCTAAGTTCTTAGCAGAATATCCCATAGTTGTTGTACCCTGAAGAGTTACATAAGGTGAACTTGATGTAGTCCCTGGAACTTGCTCTGAGGTTGTATTAACTACCACACTCTGTCCATTAGTATCAGTATAAGTGAAAGATGCATTAAAACCGACAAAGGTCATGTTTTCAATCTCAGCAGTAGAATACTTTTTATGATAAGTTTGATAAAAACCAGCACTAGTAACTGTAATTAGTAATATTGGTATTGGATTGTCCGATTTAGCTTTAAGTTGATCATAGAGACCTACCCAAGTTTCATCAAATTCATTATTTGCATCACAAAGATCACAAGCTAATGTATCTTCGCCATCTGGATTTTTAGTAACAACTAAGAAATTATTTTGTCTAAGTGACTTTATCAAAGACCAATCTAGGTTATTAGAGATAAGAGATGCTCTAGCTTTTGAATTAATATAATTTCTAACAATACCATAAGCATTTAGTGATGTTACATACATTTTAAAATCATATATATTCACATCACAGAAATTATCATTCATATCTGCTACAGTTGAAGCTCCTGCTCTAGTATTTCTAGATCCAAACCAGATTCTTGATTCAGCGTTAATAGATACATCATTAATATCATTGAAGAAGTATGCAGCAGAACAAACACCATTGTGATATAATTTTACACCAGCCGTTCTATTAGCACCAGAACCTTCAATTTCATATACTAGATCAATTGTATTTAACTCATTTTGAATAATAGAAGTTGATATATTTTGACCATTTCCTCGGTCTCTGAATTTAAATGTAACTTCATTCAATCCTACATGCAATCCACTGGATAATGTTTTTTCAGAATAATCACCAATGTCTAGAATAGTACCATTTGAGTTTGGATGTACATCAGATTTAAAAGTAATTGATATAACAAAACCATTATTACTTTGTAATTTACCCATTGTATATCCATTTCCGGTTTTATTACCTGAATCCCCAAATGGTGAGAAATCAATCATACCATAGGATTTACCAGATAATCTTAATGCTGGTGCCCCAGAAGTAAGATCTGATGTTAAAAAACCAGAAGTTTGACCATTTGTTCCAAATATTTGAAGAGTTCTAGAATCAGCTAATCCTAAATTATCGGTTATTCCAGTCTGTGGATAGAAAGGTTTATTGTTATCAGTCTGTGTACATTTCCATAGAGTATCTAGAGGATTTTTTTGAGCTGAATAAGTGTTATACTGACAGATCATTCTCTGATTTGGATTGTAATCTGTTACCCAAACATTCTCAGATTCCAATAATTTACCTCTAACTGTTTTTGTAGCTGTATAAGAACCATAAGATGATGCCCAAGCTTTAACAGTTAATATATAGAAACCAGTTGCCATACCTAATTGAATAGGGTTGAATGTTCTAGTTTTAGTATATCCAGCTAATATTGTATCATTTTCATCTGATGCATAATTATCCCAATCACCAACTGTATGAATAACATTATTCCCGTCGACTAATTGATAAGCTAACTTAAATGAACTATAAGATGAATCAATAATCTTTATACTTGCTGAAATATTATCATCTTGTGGCTGTCCTTTTATATCTTCCTCTGAAGTAGTTGTTGAGTATAAATAGTTACCAGAAACAACGATAGTAAGAGCATTAGAGTCAGCAATAAATACAGCAAACTCGATAGGCTCTGATACAATTGGAACTGGTAATGACGAACTTTGAATTTCAATAGATGCTGATATTTTATATTCAGCTCCAATTTCTGGATTTGTAATATTTGCACCTCTTAGAAGATCACCAAAGTATAATGTCCTATCCCAAGAACTTGCATCAAGATAAGATACACCTTCAGTGTAAGCATTAACTGCATTACATTTAACAGTCAGATATGCAGTAGATCCTGGGATCGCATTTTTAATATAAAATCTAAAGTTTTGAGAGTCAATATCATTATAATATGTAGTAAAGATATTAGTATAACCTTCCATAGTAAATGAGTATGACCCAACTCTTATGAAGAGAGTGTATGATTCTAATTCTACACCATTTCCATCAACAGCAGATATAACAAGAGTTGCATTTTCTTTGATACCAGTTAAGGATATAGTTTGTGCAGTTGTTCCATTTTTGCTTGAATATACTGAGGTAGAATCCCAACCAGGTAATACTTTAGAATCTAATTTGGCAGTGATATAATATTTAGAAGTAGTTCCAGCAGTTTTTACATAAAATGTTACTGTAGTTGAATCAGATCCAATATATAGGAAATTTTTATTACCAGATATAGTAATTCCCTCATCTGTTACAGTAATCACATCACTAGATCCTACTCCTCCGCCACCACCGCCTCCACCTCCGCCAATGGTGCCATTTTTGTAGATGTAAGATATATTCTTTTCGATAGTATCCAATTTTTCAGATACCTGTGAGAATCCTTTTGATACGGTGATAGGATCTCCAGTTTCTGTAGCAAATTCTGGGTTATCTAGTTGGATTGAGTTAGCATTCCCGGATCCAAGAACTTCCCATTTTTTACTATCATCATCATATTTTCTTATCATAATTTTAAAATTCTTGTATTTAAGAAAACTGGATCAATTAATTACACTGAATAATAACCGACCCAGTTATACTATTATTCAGATTTAGATCCATGAGGAAATAGATTTAATCTCCCCATGGAATTTATTTTATTGTTTCTTTATTATGATTGAATCTGTACTAGACCCATTACCCCTAAGTCTTTGTTTCTTATTTGTATTTGGGCTATTAATACTATATTTACCATTAGTCATAACATTACCTACTCTATAAACATCTCCTCTAATATAATTTTCAGTTATGTTCCATTTAATATAGAATGGATATTTCTGCCCCGCTGAAGCTGCACCACCAGTAGCTGGAAAATAATTTCTCAACCAGGGTATGATAGTAGAGCCGGCTGGTAACTCTTTATTAGAAGTTTGTTTATATCCAGTAGCCTGAGACATGACATATAATGGAGCTGAATAATAATCACCTGCAGACAATTGCTCTAATACACAAAGATCAGCATTACTTGTGGTTATAAAAGATTTATCTTCCCCATTGAGTAATTGAACTATTGGCTGCATAGTATTAACTGTGCCAGGGGATACATAATCAGTTATATCTTTAGAAGTTATTAGTCCTTCCTGAACTAATTTCCAAGGATACATATCTTTTGATGTATATTTCTTCCCTTTCTCTAGAACAACTGTATTATCTTTTCCTTTAACTGCTTCACCAGTCCAAGTCCATTCATAATTTTCTCTAATATTTCTAGAACAACTATAAGTATGTTTATGCCCACCAATACAAAGAACTACTCCATAGTTTTCAAGTAATTGAGAAAACCAATATGGATTAGATCCAACAGTATTAAGATGAGATCCACCTCTTGAATATTTAGATGGTTCTTTTTTCCAGTTATTAATTAAAGAATCTGTGATAATTGTAAATGGCATTTCATGACAGTAAGCTACAGTCCATGTTGTTTTGGATTTATCCAGACTTTGTAAGTCTTTCTCACACCATCTTTTCATATATCCATATACATCGGCTCCATTATAAAGTCTACCAATTGTTCCTTTATCTGATCCTGTTATTTCAGAATTAACTGCTAAGAAATGAGTTTTTCCATAATTGAATGAATATAGGGAATGTATATAATATCCAGTTCCATTAGTATCATATGCATATGGTAGATTGTTTGGATCCATTTCATATGTATAAAAGAATTGAAAATTGATACCATTTATTTTAGATGCATCTTCACCATCTCCTAATCCCTCAGGTCCTTGGAAAAATTCTGGGCATAAATCATTATTCCCAATTATATTCATTTGAGTAAATTCTGAAAACAGAGTTTCTCCAGCATTATAATAATCCAGCCATTCATTTAATCTATTACCATTCTGTGTCATATCACCAGTATTAACTGTAAAATCAAAACCTTTAACTTCTGGTGAATTCTGAATTGGATAACTTTGATCATAGGATTCATCGATATTTCCATCTAATTCCCAATCTCTGATACTATCCGCTGCCATTTCCCAAACATTATACTCGTCTTTGTTAAATCCTTGTTGATCAGATGTTTGGATAAATGAGAAACTGTTGCAATCTTCAGAATTTTTTACAACAAATGTATAGACTGGACTTTCATGACCAGGTCGACCTACTTTATATTGATAAGTAACTGGCATTTTAGCTGAAGCTCTAAGACCTGGAAGGATATACTTATGTGATGTAAAAGCTTCCCCTGAGGTAGATACTACTCTCTGTCTATTATATATATTATATTGATATTTTTCTGGGCGCTCTAAAATCGTCTCTGCCTTGAATGATTCAACTCTAGTCCAATCTTCCGTATATTCTTGTTCGCCAACTTTATATCTACGATACCATAAATATTCATCATAGTATCCCTTTGATACCCAATTAAAACATCTAGTAGCACCCTGTCCATAATCTGTAGCATTTATTCCAAATGATACTGTTACTAATTCTGGTTGTCCTTCTAGTTTTGTTTTATTATAGAAAATATTTTTATTTTCTTTTGATGATTTTGGCTGGTAATTTTTGACATTTACTCCAACTCCGTTTATACCAGTTTCTTGGTTAGTAGTACTTAACTCAACATAATACCAATCGTTTGCATTGCTTCTAGATCCGATAGCTTTTGTAGCTTGTTTTACTGGATCCATAGTGTAATATTTTGTTAATATTCTATTTGAATTAAGTTGAGCAAATTGAGCTTTTTCAAATCCATCAACTGTAGTAGCAGCAGAAGTAGAGTTTGGAATATTAAGACCAACTGAGTCAATGTAACCCCACTCACAATAAGTGGTTCCAGTTGCTGTATCTGTATAATATGGAGCAACAGATGAACATTTATTTGTTCCGTAGATCAATAAAAATTTAGCTGTTACATTAGAGAATTTAATGAGAGATCCATCTGTATCATACCATTCCATATCATAAGTTGGTACATTAATTATAGTTGTATTAATATCTTCTACACTACATTGAGCACCCCTAATTAAGAATGTACCACCAGATTTAATCACACCCTCAAGCGGTAAAACTTTCCAGTCATTACCAGCTGCACAATATTGTAAGCTTAGACCAGTTAGATTAATATCATTTTTGGTTAAATTTGATAATTCTACAAAATTATGTGAACAATAATTATATGAAAATTTATCAGTTTGTAGACCTCCACAGTATACAGAATTTATATAAAATTTCGGTAAATATAGTGCTTTTGAAGCAATTCCTAAACTTGGTATACCAGATACAATCTCTGATGTACTAGGTTTTGTTTCGGGGGTATCAACTGTTGTTGGATAACAAATTAATTTCCCTTCTCGATCAACTCTAACTGTATACTTTGATTTATCAGTGGTTCCAGCTATAATAGTATTAAAATTAATTTCATCAACATCTGTTAAATCAACTTTAATTTCTTCTCCTCCACCACTTGAATTTCCGGAGTTAATTAGAACCAAAGAATTATCAACCGGACTAATTGTATATAGATAATTTCTATCATAGCAATACAATAACTCACCACTTAAGAATGGAGAACCACCTTTTCCAGATTGAGCTGCCATAAGCTCTTTATAGGTACCCATCTTAATACGAATATGTTTAGCATTTGGAGTATAAGTTACTATACTTTCAGTTGCCTCTGTGGTGGTATCTTCAGTAGTAGTATCAGATAATAGATTACCGTCTGGATCATATTCTTTAACTGTTGTCCTAGTGGTGATAGTGGTAGTAAGATCCTCAGAATTTTTAACTATAACTTTAAAGATTTCTGATACTTCTTTAGAACCATCCATCTGGATTATAGTTAGAGTTCTATTTTCTATAGTAGTATCTTCATCTTGTTCCGTTACTTGAACTTTATCAATAGTTGTTATTCTGTTTAGATTTCCATCATTATCAATAGTAGTTGTAATGGTTGTGGTTGTTTTACCAGTACTATCCTCTACTATACTTTGTAGTATATTAGTAGATGTAGTTGTTACAGTTTCGTTTCCATCAGAATCAACATTTGTCGTAGTAATTTTTGTAGTTCTTGATCCATCTGGCTCTAATGTTATAGTAGTAACTATTTTACTAGATTCTTTATAAAGTATAGTCTCTTGATCTTCAATAGAAGTTTGAATTATTACTTTATCAATTGTCGTTATAGAATTACCACCAGAATTGGTTGAATCGACAGTCGTAGTTGTAGTCGTTGTTAATATACCATCCTGTTCTTGAATATTAGTAGATACAGTTGTGGTTGTGGTTGTGACAGTACCATCTGGGAGAGGGGTTATAATAGTAGATGTTGTTTCTTCTGTATTTGGTTCTAGACTAGGCTGACTACCTACTTCTGTTTTTACATTATTAGTAAAATTACCAAAAGAGATTTCATGGGTGAATGCGTAGTCTAATTTATCTACTTTTTTCTGAACCTTCTGTAATGCTAAAATTAATGAAGCAACATCCTCATTAATTGTTGTTGGAGTATAAGAATTACTAGTGTCTATCCAGATTAAACCTTTTTTCAGAGGTTCTGTTTCTGAAATTATAATTGTTTCTTCTCCGACTTTTTTCCAGTTATTCGGATCGGTATAGTCTGTACCCCTAAGTGAATACATACCATTTCTTTCTGTATCTGGATCTGCTATAACTGAAACTATCATTCCTGGATAGCTCCAATCAATTCCATTAATTACCCAATTAGATTCTTGTAAAAGATCTTCATACGTATCAGCAACTAGAATATCTTGTTTTGTTTCTACCTCTGTCGTTTTATCTTTTAAAGCCTCTAATCTATTATTTAGATCATTATAAGCTTGAGAAATTACTAATTCTTCATCTAAAAATCTTTGACGAAAAAATCCAGTTTCTTCATTCTTTGGGAGATCTGGTCTATACTCATACCATACTCCATTAAATGGGATTTCAAATCCGACTGGAACTAATTTATCCCAATTCTTAAGATCATCTAGAGACTTTACTAGACTTTGTCTCTTATCAAGAAATTCTTCTCCTTCAAAAAGGAAGTTTGAACCTATTCCAATTGCCATTAGTATGTAAATTGTTGTCTAAAGTTATTAATAGTTGCTTTTATACCTTTCAGGTAAACATAGTAAGGAGTTCCATCAATTGAAACTTCGGATATTTCATAATCTGGAAGATAATCAAACCCATTTGAGTCATAAATATGACTTAGTTTACCATAAGATTTTGGATAAGCATAAAAAATTCTCTGTGCATTAAGATTAGTAACATATGTTAAAGTGCTCTTAAGTCTAAGTGTACCTTGATCTTTTGCTTTTATATTTTCAGCACTTGGTATAAAATCATCTTCAACTGTTGCCCAATAACTACGTCTAACATAATTAACGGTCACCGATGCATTAGATGACATAAGATCTTTATACTGTGCTACTAGTGTAAATGTTGTGGTATCCGTAATATTCTCGAAAGTATTTGAACTTGGGGTGACTGGAACATCATTTATTGTAAATGTACAATCCGCAGTTACATCCAATTTTTTTCTAATTACTGAGAATGTAAAACTAATATTATTAGAAGTTCCTACTTCATAAATCTTTGTTGGTGTATCAAATTTAATAGTTAATGGAAACACCTCAATCATCAGTTCCTGAATTTCTTTGGATAATTCTTCATCTAGGTTTTTTATACTCTCTTCTAAATCTTTTCTAAGATTATCTACATTGCTCTTCAGTTCATCTAACTTTTCTTCAAGTTCTTTCTGAAGAGTATCCATATCATCTCCAAGATTTGCCAGTAGTATATCTATCTGTTCCTGAGTATAAAAATCAGAAACTTCTTTGACTATCTCTCCAGAAGCATAATAAGATTTACCAGTAGCTAATGAAACAATAGTTTGCTCTTCCTCTAGTGGAACATAAACTCTGTCTGCTCCTTCTAAGAATACAAGATAATTTTCTTTGAGGACTGTATCAACATAGATATAACTTTCCCCATGTACTAGTTGTGATACATCGGGGAGTTCTGTTACTACATCATTAACTACTAGTACACCCCCAGTTGCTATAATTCGATAAGTTCCTAATCCAGATCCTTCAGAAATACCGATCGCGAAAACTATATCTATTTTCGTTTTATCTGGATCTGAGAAGTATTTTATTATAACTGGCTGCCCTACTTTATTTTCGGCTATATTCAGTTTTAGTATTGCAGCTTCTCTAGAATCAGCTATAGTTGTATTTCTTAGGAATCGAATAGGACGATATTTCTTTGAACCCATATCTTTTATTTATTTTTTTGTTTAACTTAGTTCTTCTGGGAGAATCGAACTCCCAAATTAACCTTTGAAGAAAATCCCCAAGAATTTTTATTATCCCTGGGGAATTTTTTAATTATTTATTCCTCTGATTTAGGAATATATTTTTCATAAATGTTTTTAGCAATCCAACCAGCTACACAACCGGCTCCGAATGCAACTAAACCAGTCACACTAACCCAAAGTGGGAAATAATGTGAACACACTAACACTACTAAGATAATCACAGCTATGACTATCCAAAATACATACTTCTTTTTCATAACTTTAAATTAATTTTTTAACTTAACCTTCCAATATTGTTTATGTTACAATTATTTTATAGGTTGAATTATTAATTAAACATTTTTTAAATCAATTTTGAGGATAAAATATAAGTTTATAAAAGCATTTCCCTCATCAATACTTAATGAACTATCTTCATGATTACCTGAGTACCGTCAACATTCTTTCGGGGGATCAGGTGCAGTTAGTCGAGCATCTCTTGCGGTATCGCATTTAGATCATCTGAAGGGAATACAATGTATTTCATACGCTTTCTGTTTAATTACCTATCAACTGATTTATATCTGTTCCCAAGTGACACTCCCATCCTCATTGAAAATAAGTTTCTTGTTTCCAAGTAATATAACCTCTGTCTGTGCCGTCGAACCAAGAATCATCTGACTGTCTTTTGACGCCTTAATATTATTGCCAAGAAGGATTACATTATTTAATTGATTAACACTACTACCTCCACCATTAGCACCTACCATGATGTTATTGCTGCCTTTACAATATCTACCAGCTTTATAGCCTATATAAGTATTTTTTTGATTACCATAATACCCTGCCTCATATCCGACAACCGTACACCCTTCTGTCTTTACTTCACTATCTACTAGATTTTTACCTGCATTACGACCAATAACTACACATTGAGAAGAACCTGCACCTGAATAAAAACCTAATGCATCACTTCCAATGCCAACAGATTCCTGATGTTCAATTCCTCCTAATGCCGATCTCCCAATTGCGACATTATTATTACACTCTTTTCTGGATGGATAAAGAGTGTCTGCACCTATTGCAACATTATCCTTACCACTCGGTATATATGCAGTAGAATAGGTACCAATTGCAATATTACGAGAGCCGGAAATAAGTTCAGAAAGTGACATTGTTCCTATGCCAATACATCTCGTTGAGTTTTCAGATTTCTTAAGTGTATTATATCCCAATGCTACATTCCACCAGCTTGATACATCATTATCCCCTATATTTATATATATATTTTGCCGACCGTAAGTTATGAATTGACTAGCAGATGACTTATCAACCACCTCATATAACTCAATTTCCAAAGTTGACGCATATTTGGCTGACGGGTATACTTTCAAAGAACCACCGTCACTAATCATTCCAATATAGGCTATCAGATTGCCATTATACGTATCTATCGGTGTCTTATTTCCGATACCTACCTGTATTGAATTTTCATTGCCTTCTATACCTTTTGTTAATTTGGCAAGGTATTTTCTCCCATTGGTAGTAGCCAGTGAAAAGACAAGGGCATTATCGTATCCGCTTGTATGAGTATATATACCATTTTCATAACTCCAACCTTCGGATAATTCTACTGGTTGTGTAATCAGATTATCTCCGCATGGAATCTTATCTGCTAATAGAAACTTTGCTGTATCCTCAAAGTTCCCATCAATCGCAGTAGCCAAAGTGCCCCACGATTGTTCACTGTCTTTTGCTATGTCAAATATCTTTTTCATATTATATTGAATTAAAACAATATTTTCTTTATTTAATATAATTTAGGGAATCTTTAATCTAATTTCATAACAAATTTCCATTGAAAAATAAGAGTAATTATTCCATTAAAGTTAGAAAATATCTATTATGTTTAGTGTATTTATATTAAATTATTTAATTTATTCCCTAAATAAGATGCGATTTTTCTTGTTCCATCTTCTGATTGATGTGTCCCATCATAAGTAAATAATCCATATCTTTTTACTGCATTTGAGCTTTTAATATCAGAAGTGACAATTTTTCCATCTGGTTCTACCCAATTATATATTGGATATTCTCTAGAAGCTTTTCCTATTTCTGGATTTAAAATTTCTAATCCATCTGGTGTAGTTACATAATATGGTTTACAACATTCTAAAAATGAAGATATTCCACACTCTCTAAATGAATCTATGGTTAGGATTGACATTGCATCAAAAATCTTTTTTGAATTTATTGCTAATTCCTCAGCAGTTCCTCCTACTCCATTTTCTAATCTCTGAAAAACAGTTCCACACGCTATTGTAGCATTTGGGAATTTTCTTTTTAAAATTTCTATATTTTTTCTAATAGCTCCATATATTAAGGTGTCATCTACATCATTATAATTTGAAATAAGTGCATTTTCTATAGTTCCAGAATAAGATGGAAAATAAATTAAATCGTTTCCACCACACTGAATAAAAATTATATCTGGATAAAATTCAGAACTTTCACTTATTAAAAGATCTATTTCTTCTCGTATACATTTATAAAACTTACCATCAGAATATCTTGTCATCCAAGTATATCCACCTCTAGCATAATTTCTAAAATTAAACTCATATTTTTCAGAAGCTATTTGAACCCAATTACTATATTTTTTATAAGGTGGATATGGATCTGATATAACAGCAGTGGAACTATCTCCTAATATAGCTATATTTTTTCCTTTCAAATTTGATTTACTGGAAAAATTGTTTATACAGTATTCTATTGTAGGAATATCAGAATTTTTAAGTATCTTAGGATTTATTGATATATTATATTTATAATCTTGGTGTGGTATTGCATCTTCTCCCTCATTAATCATTATTAGATTTACATCTCCATAAGATTGATACGTACACTGAATTCTAATAAATGCAGTATCTGAGTGAGTTCTAAAATTACCATTTGTTGTTAAGATAGCAAAATATTCCATTTCACTACCATCTAAATTTAGAGGTTTTTGTTTTGTTTTATCTGCAGTATATAAAATTAATGTAGATATAGCAGAACCATAGGCAACTCGTCCACTGATGGAGTAATTAGTATTTGGATGTACTTCAATAAAATCTGATGTAAATGTCATTCCATCAGTGTCGATAATTTCATTCCCAGTACTTCTACTAATATGTGAATTAATTACTGTTGTTTTATCAAATAACTGTGATGTAGGAATATAAGTAAGTCCTTTTCTAAAAAGAACCCATGGATTTATAGTAGAATTAATCTCTGATATACTACTCTCTAAGTTAACTGAAGTATCTATTACACTTGATATTAGAGATTCTTGATTAGATAGTCTATTAATAATACAACTTGGAATTATTGATCCAGTAATTTTACTTGAACATCTAATATAGCATGATTCAGTTATCAAATGTGTTCCATTAAGTAATTTACTTTGATATGTTTTATTCATATCATAAATTCCAATTTGATCTATATTAGTTCCAGAGGCTTCCCCGGAGGTAGTTATAGTTGTATTAGGTCCAATTAATATTAATTCAGTAGATCTATAATTAATAGATTCATAAAATACTCCATCTATATAATATCCTAAGACATTATATTCAATCCTACTATTCTTTATAGAGTCAATATTTTCGGTTATTGTTTTTTGACTTACTGTTTTTATTTCAGAGTTTCCTAATTCATTTGATATTTCTGGAATACTAATTTCAGGACCTCCACCAATAACCTTAGTATCTATCCACCCTGTTTCATCATATTTCCAAATTTCACCAGGAATAGATCCAACTATAGCCCAATCTCCTATTTGAGATATTGGATTAAATTTAATCAAATCTTCTGAAGTTAAATAAAATCCTTTATTTCGAATAGTTTGATTCTCTAATAACAAAATTATATTATCAATCTCTTCCTTAGTATAAAAATCGGTGATATCTTTTAATTCTGTTGATGTTAGATAATAAGTTTTTCCAGTATTTGCTACCTGTAAAATCAATTCTTCTTTTACCTCTCTTATTTTTCTATAAGAATTGGATAAATATAGATAATAATTTTTCTTATTTATTAAATCTTGATAGATATAAATCTGTCCATGTACTAGTTGTGATACATCAGGTAACTCAGTTACAATTTCTGTTGCTAATAAAATTCCATGAGATGATATAATTTGATAAGTATCAGGTCCAACTCCGTCTTTTATACCAATTGCAAATAAAATATCTACTCTAGTTTTATCAGTATCAGAATAGTATTTAATTATTTTTAATCTTCCATTTTTAGAAGGACTGGTATTTAATTTTATTATAGCAGATTTTTTATCCTTTGATATAATATCATTTTCTATAGTAGAGTATTTTTTATTTCTCATATTAACTTAGATTTAAAGAAAAAGAAAAGTCCCCTCACGAAATTAATATTCAAGAGGAGACTATAGTTTTTTTATTTTTTGAATTTTTTTCTTAGTTTTTCTCTATGACACCATTCCATATATGCTCTACCATAACGGATTGGATATGTATCATCTTTTATATATTTTTCAGTAAATTTCAAAGTCTGAGATATATCTGAAATTAACGGATAATACATAGAATATAGAGAATTAGCTACATAGGTTATATCTTCAATAGTTACACAATTATCAAAAACTAATCCTTGTGCTGATACTAATCTGGAAATTTCTTCTACACTATATTTCATTTTAACACCTGACTTCTTTAGAGTACAGTCATCGAAATGAGGACCATGAATTAACATATGAAGACTATATTCATATTGTTCTTTATTTCCAGATTCGTCTATAAGAGATTCCAACATATCTGCTAGTATCTCCATTTTATCGTGATCACCCTCTTGTCCTATCTTAAATAAGAGGTCTTTCATATTATACATTGTTTTTCTGTAATTCACAATAAATATTCAAGATCTCTTCAAAATCACGATCTGTGAATTTGACATTCCAAACTTTAAATCCTCCCCTATTCTTGACTTCACTCTTGATTGCATCAAAAAGAAGAGGGACATTTATTTCCCCATCTTTAGTAGTAAAAACTTCAAGGATAAAACCATACTTATCCATTACATTTCTAACACCATATTTCAATAATGTTTGGGCAGGGAGAGAAGAAATCCCAAACAGCTTACCAACAGTCTTAGTTACATACATTTCAAAAGACTGTGTTAATAATTCTTTATCGGATACCATTATTCCTTAGATTTTGAACGACCTCCCCTAGTAGTTGTTGTAGTAGGAGTTGGGTCTGGAGCTACAGTGGGAGCAGTTTGTGGTGCAACACCAGTAAGCTCGTTATATCTTTTTCTCATCTCTGGATCATTTTCCAACATTTCAAGAACTTTATTTATCTTTTCGTTCTTAATTCTGGTTTGATAAGCTATTTTGTCTTTAGAATTTTTGATAACTTTCAATAGACTAATTGCAGCTTCTCTACCTTCTGGAGATCCGACATATTCATTTGAAAATTTATTTGATATAAATTGAAGAAAAGTAGATTCATACAGATTCTTCGCCATCAAATATTCTTGTGATTCATATAGAATTTGTTGCTCTTCCTTTGATAGTGCGCCTAACTCTTTATTAATCTCGTCTAGGACGTTAGTATTTGCTTGAGCCTGTTTCATTCTATTTAATGTATCTATTTGCTGTTGATATTGACTTTGAAGTTGATCTAAATTCTGTGTTTGTAGTGGATTTCCCCACGGATTTACATTCCCAAACATATTGATATTTAAATTGTAACCAAAAATCCTACCCAAAGAGGGATTATTCCTCTAAGGGTAAGACATTGGTTGTTTATTTGGACATATCTCTTGTAATTTTGGGATTTACCCTAATTACACTGTTCCGTTACAACCGCAGCATCCTGGATTAACTGGAGGTATTCCATAAGGATTTATACCACCGTAGTTAGAAAATGGTGCTGAATAAAGTGCGTTAATTGAAGATTGTGGTAGAGTGTTACAGATCTGATTGCAGCTCAGTGTCAAATTACCGTCTATCTTGCGACATGTAGCAGCAGTGATAGCACCAGCTGTGTTAGTTTCAGCAAGTTTGAACATAAGTGGTAATTGAGCAGCTGTCACAGCTTCATTCTTCTCTAACTGACAAATTCTATTAGCCAAGCAGTTAAACTGATTCATAGATTCCATACGATCTTCATAAGATTGTTTCATAGAATCGAATGCTAATTTGTTAGTTTGTCCACTAAGATCTTTGTAGAGTGCAAACTTCTCAGCCTGATCTACTTCGCGATTTCTTTCGATCTGCAATTCAAGATTCTTGTCCGCAGTAACAGTAGTAGCATAAAGATCAGAAACATTCTTGTAAGATTCTAATTGATTAGCTGCAACTTGTCTTTCGATAACTCTGTTTTCAGCGACACCTGCTTGATAAACATCAGATAATCCCTGAATAGTGAAATCCTTGTTTGCATCAATCTTGTCTCTAAGATAATTGTTTTCTACAGCACTTTGTCTATAGATATCACTCTTTTCTTTGATATCAATTTCTCTTGTTGCCATAGCAGTTCTTAAAGCATCAGCTTCTATCTGACCCATACGAACTAGATCATATTCTTGATCTAACATTTCTTGTTGTGCACACTGCCATGAACTAGGACCAGATGCTAATTCTGCACCTAATACAGTACCAGCGGCCATTGTTGCAGCACCAGCAGCACCGCATCCACAATTATTTCTGCCACCTAAACCTAGGATACCGTTGTTCCCACAACCTCCCCAGTTTCCACCTAAAGCTGCTAAAGCAGTTCCAATAATCAAATTGGTCTAGATATATTCTATCTAGTTTAGACTATCTCTTCATCTTATGATTCTTCATCACAAGAGCTCTCCATATAGCCGTTTAATTAATCTTTATATTTGATTAATGTTCCTATTACTTAAATTTTACCTTAAGATTTCAGGGATTTAGGAGAGTTTTATTTGAGCATTATTGTTTACCCAAAGTCAATCCAGCTTTTGTTTGCATCTAGTGTAATACTATTAGTATAATTTTCTAGTTAGACTATATCTTAGTGAAAATTTTCCACCTCATACGTATAGTCGTTGAAGAGAGACTTATATTATCCCTCCTGCTGATTACGAAGATTTACTTCAACTTCCAGCAATTTGTATGATTAAAAGGCAAAACCTACATAATACCTTTCTTACCGAATTTATCTTCGGCTTCCTGCATTGTTAAAAATTCAGCCATAATATTCCTTTTTATTGTATAGCTGTTATACGTCAATTCTCTTGAGGTATACACCCCACGTATAAAAAGGAAAGGAACAAATCAAGCATTCTCTACAATCTCTTGTAAATTTTCTTAATTTGTTCCTTAAATGTGTTATTCTATTACATCAATTAGTATCTCAAGCTTTTAGAGCCGAGTTTTAAGCAATTTTAGTAATAATAACACGAACAGATTCAGTTCCTGCCATAACTGGAGTAATAGCTACTGTTGATGAATTCACCAGAGCGAAGTTAATATTACATCCAGTACTTCTGATTACAGTATCTCCCGCAATAGATCCAGATATAGTGCCATTAACACCATCCGCTGCAGTTGATACCTCAGAAGTAAATAACGTAGTACTACCTGCATTTAAACTAATTATTGCTACTCCGGCTGCTGCTGTGCTTGGAATCAAACTAAACTCAATCTTATATAATCCGCAAGGTAATGAGAATGAACCATCTGAATTAATTCTACCACCAAACTGATTTAACGTCACAGAACTTAATGGAATTGTACCACTTGTTGCTACACTAGATGTAGTGCTAGATGTGAACACTGTGACTGTTGAAACTGGGAGTTCATTTAATACCCATTGTTGACAGGGAGTTCCTGCATTTCGGAGAACATATCCGAAGAACTTTGATTTTGCCATGATAATCTATAATTTTTATATCATGTTAAACGAGCATGTTCTCTTGGATCATGGCTGATATTTGTTCACACAAACTGATCCATAATAAGTCTTAAATCTGTTCTCTTCTAAGTTAAGTTATTTTAAACTTTCTTAGAAATTCTAAAAGTCTCAATATTATCTTGATCCCACCATAAAGAAACTCTATGATCCTTAGTCATCAAGAAAGTTATTGGCTTACTGAGAATTCCTTTATCATACCATTTATCATCAATCTTAACTAGGAGATCTGGATAAGTCGTAAGTTGAGTTGAATCTGGAGTAATAGTAACTTCTACTTCAACATTAGAATCTGTCTGATATTGATTAATAATCTTCTCAATCTGTTCAGGATCAAGAGTTATATCACTTGGAGTAAGAGTAAATGTATACCAAGTACCTTCGTCATCTCCAAGGTATTTTCCAGGCATTCTGGAAATTTCTACTATACTTGAGATAGGTAAGCATTTACCAACTTTTCCCCAAGTAGCTTCTACAGGTTGTGACATAATAATAGTTTTTATTTAAATTTATGAATTAAACTGCTGTATTCTGATTTTTTCAGAACCAGACCATTTATTCTAGTTATATATTCTTTGGATGTTTCTTCTATAGTTTTCCAATCCCTTTCAGAATCGTCCATCCATTCAATAACAATTATTCCGATTGGGGTATTAATTCCTGGTAGATTAAGAAAACATTGCTGAATAGATCCATCATTTTTCTCTACAAAATCAGATATTCCTGGATAATTCAACAGAAATTCAGTATCACCTGGGCCTCTATTAAAAATAACCTTTGATTTTTTAAGATCTTGATATAATGTAGTGATAACTCCAGCATTAATCTCTCTATACTTTCTAAAATCAAATTCTGGAATACCATATTTTTTAACTGGTAATACCAAATCAACATATTTAAACGGAATACCAACAAGGTTTTCTTTAGAATTATGATATTCGAAATATAGGACTCTATCTGCTCCTACTGTCGCCCTCATCTCGGTCAATATTGGACTTAGTTCTGCCAATAATTCATCTCTAAGAGCCATCTTTCTGGTGTGTTGTTCTTCAAAAATATCATTAGATATTTCAATAATATCTTTAACAACACTTTTAAAGTTAAACACACCATAGATGACAATTAAGAATAATACATATTGCACAAATTTTCTAAATCCAAGTTTTTCTTCAACATAGGTAAATATTTCAGAAAGAGACTTAAATTTATCTAGTAACATTTAGAATTATTTAAAGTAATTATTTTTAATTTTTAGCCACTCTTCTTAGTAATTTTCAGATAGAATTTGAACATATTATAAAACTTATTTAAAGCTGGATGAACTACTAATTCATACTTTACATTAAATGTTCTATAATAATCCGTTGATAAAGCATTATCTGAATTATATAAAACATGGAAACCATCTACACTAGGATCACTCTGATTAGTTAATGCTATTGTATATAACTGATCTAGCCCAACTACCCTATCATAATCGGATCCAGCATATGCTGAATTTTCAATGGTTGATCTTTCAAAGGAAGATGGATCTAATGATGAATCAGAATATCTATATCCAAAATTAAATATAGCAGCTGAAGATCCTGGTCCAACTGATACAGGAATATTATAATTATCCGAACTTCCTGTATTTGGTGAATAGGTTACTCCAGTTTGTATATTTGTTATAACTGGATAGAAATAATGTTGATCTAGGTGAATATTTTGACTATACCCTGGTATTGATATTGAGATTAAACCTGTATCTCTTTTATTAGTTGCAGAGTTTGGCGTAACAACTCCAGATACAATATAACCCCCATTTGGATCTTCTGTTACCGTAGCAGAATCATTATAAACTATATTTTGGTGATGACCGAGTTTAATATCTGATTTCGATACATTTGCATATACATGAATTTCAAATTTACCACCACTAGCAGGCATAGTTATAGATTCTGGCGTGCAAATTAAATTTCCAATATTTTGATAGAATGTAAAGTTAACTCTACAGCCTGATTCATCATTACTATCAAAATACATGTAAGGTCTAACATATCCTTCTCTAACATGATTTTCAGTATTAGCTGCTACTGTTATATCCATATTGTCCGGAATAGGAATCGTAGTTGTATCATAATCAGTAATATTTACATCTAGTGGATATGGCTGATAATATACAATTGGACTCCATTCTGATGTATATCCAGGCGGAGTATATACTGGGGTTACTTCTACTGAATTAGTACTTTCATTATATACATATTTTTCACCATATATAGAAGTACTATATGAGATTGGACTTGCACTATTAGTAGGATTTATATCAATAGTATTTCCCTTACTTTCTGCTCCCCAATAACGTTTTCCATTCACTACTAAAGAAGTTTGATAACCTTTCTGAGTTATTGGAATCACCTTACTATAACTAGGATCATCATCTGGAATAGTAATTGTTATATATCCCTTACGAGGTTTAGCATAATCACGAATACCAGAACTAGGGGCTAATTCACTACCTGCCGTATAATCTCTCCATTTTCTACTAGGAATTTCCAGAATTATATTATCTGAAGTTGTCGATCCACCAAAAATCCAAGTATCATCAGGTTGATCCACCATAGTAATAGAATAATCCCAATATGAAGCATTAGTTTCAATAGTTATAACACTATCACGTGGTTGATCTGGTTCTATAATTAATTCTTCTACATTAGTTTCCACATAGAAAGACATAGCCTCTTGATATACTCCGATTGTTTTAGATACAGTTTTGCTAGAATCTAATGGATCATCAATTCTTAATTGAATATTTCCCAAGAATTTACTTTGGGTAGTTGAAGTATTATCAGTCTTAGCAGTTATACTATATCCTATTGAACCAACAGGGGTTAAAGTCACATCAGTCGGAACTGTTTGAAGATTAAAAGAATAATTTCTTTGTATCTCAAGAGAAGTCAATTGACCTGCTTTCGCTTTAACTGTAACTCTTGATGGAGCTATAATATATGGATATGCCTGTCTTTGACTAATTGTTCTACTAATCACTGCAGTTTCTCCACTTGGAGCAGTACATTCAACTCTAATAGTTCCTATATTTCTAGATGAAATTAAATTATTAGTAGATACTGCTGATAATTCAACTGAAAGATTTTCTCCCGCAGCACCATCGATAACCTGTGCTTGACTAGTTAGTTCATTATAAATTATAGTAGCTGTCCAAGGATAATTGGTTGAAAATACAAAATCTCTAGTTTCACCAGCAGTAGCACCGAGAACAAAAGGATCTTCAGCTGGACCAGCTATATAAGGACTAGCAGCAGATTGTTTAACAGTAATTACTCTAGTAGTTCCAGATCCATCGCTAATTGTTAGTGTACCAAGATTAGTCGTAGTAAGTGATGAACTAGCTGCGGTTGAAGTAACTATAATCTCAACTGCACTAGTTGATCCAGAAGCATTTGTTCTATTTATAGAAAATCCACTACCAAGTACTATTGCATTCCAACTAACATTGGCTGTTACTCTAACTACACTAACACTTCCCTTAAGTGGACCAAGTAATACTTCTGAAACATCTGTAGCGATTTTCTTAGCAGATGCTGCTTGTCGTACCTCTATTGGATATTCTTTACTATCACCATAATTATTAGTATACCGAAGAGCAGCATTTCCTATATCTACTGCATATGGCCAAAAGTTAGTTGTTTTAGCTATAGCAGTTATTTCAGTTGTATTAGTTCCATTTTGTGGAGTAAAACTATAATCTTGGAAATTATTTGAATCGGTTAACCTCCAACCAGTATTTGAGTTCACCCAAAATTTACTAGCAGTTGCTCCTTCGGTTGACGGAATTGTAACAGTATAAACTTTAGGACCTCCTTGAGTTTCTGATATATTAGCATATAAATCAATTCCTTTCTGATTAGCTCTAACCTCACAACTAGCTGTGGTTGATCCACTAACTGATCTAGTTGTAAAGGTAAACGTATCATATGATGTTGCACTAGAACTAGTATTATCTCTATTTGCCTCAAAAGTAATTGTAGTATCACCTGGGCTACCGGAAGTTGGAGATACAGCAAATTTATCTGAATCAGTAGGGTTAACATCCCAATAAGCATTAGAAGTTAATGTAAAGGATGCATTGCTACCTCTAGTAGATTCTAATGATATCTCATCAAGACTAACACTTATTTCACCTGGAGCAGCGTCTTGAACAATTGATATACTCAAAGATTCTATCTCCCGACCAGTCACTGAACCATCAGTATTAACTTGATTGTAGGAGAATTTTCCTTTAATTGTGGCAGTTTTTGTAGAGTCACCATTAGTATTCTCATTAAATTTAATTGTATGTCCTTGATCCTGAATCACCCAACTACTTGGTACAGTATCAGGTTTAGCGAGCCATTCATAATATACTCCAGAGATTCCTGTTACTGTTGTAGTATCAATAACACTATCAATCTCATTGATTATTTCATGAGTTTTTCGGGTCATACTACTAGAAATTCCAACAGTTCCACCACTCGATATTACACTAGAATCAGTAGCTGATATAACTAGATTACTATATTCATACCAAATTGTTTTACTAGGAGCATTCTGAACAATAGTTTGATCATTATTTCCAGAACTACTAAGTCCTTTATATGTTGCCCGAACTATATAATTTCTAGAAGAATCAGCTGTATTTTCTGGGATAGTTAATACAGCACCAGTAATAGAACCACCAACGCCAGATACTAGAGTAAAACTAGCACCATCATCGATAGTCTTAACAACTCCATAATAAGTTGTACTAGATCCATCTACTCCATTAATTATCTGAGTAATTTTTTCATCAATTTTACATGATAATGTAACAACTCCACCAGAAGCCGATATTGTGTCTATATTAGAATCAGCATACACAGCAATAGCTTGACTTCTAGATGAAACTGTACCTGCCAGTTGAATAATATCAAGAGTCTTAGTTACCGACTTATCAGTACCGTCTGTGGCTGTGATTTTTATTTGAAATGATCTATCAGAAGTTGTCTTATTTTCTTGAGCAATTACATACAAATTATTTCCTGGTGTTATTGTAGCACCTGGTTTTGGATTTGTAGTTAACCATGATGGGAAAGAACTAGAATTACTGATCACTGAATGATTAACATTAGTTGATACTGTGATATAATTACTAGTCTCACTACCTGGGACAGCTGGAATTGTTAATTGTGATGAAGACAATGTAAGTGTAATATTACCTGCCTGACTAACACTAATGACTGATTTTCTAGTTGAATCCGAAATACTAGTCAATACCACTTCACCATTTCTGGTAAACCCAGTTCTATTTATTTCAGATAATCTAATTTTAAATTGACTAGAAACTAAACCTTGTCCACTAGATCCACCTGAAGCAGATGATAGCCAAATCCAACTACTAGATGTAGTAATTGTATACATATCATTAGCTAGTACATTAATAGTCGTTTCAGTTGAAATATCATTATAGACATCATAAGTAACTGTATATGGATTAGGACTAATTGTAATTTCACCAGTACCGGCCTGGCTAACAATTATTCTTCTCTCGGCTCCACCACCCACAACTTTAATGATTCCATTAATTCTATCTTCTGCAGCAGTATTAGCTGAAGCAGTAATCTTAACTGTTGTATTTGTCTCAACACTAGCACTACCACCACTAACCTGATTAATAGTAATCCAACTAGGTTTATCTGTTATCTGCCAAGCTGTATTAGATTTAATTGATACATTCTTAGCATCAGCTGAACCACCATCAGAAGTATAATTTAGAGATAGATCTCCTGCTATATCATTAAGATACAGATATACACTGCTAGCAGCCTGAGTTATATTAATATATTTAGTAACATCACCTGCTTTTAGTTGAATATTACCAGATCTTTCTTTTGTATCTGAATTCTTAGTTACAGTAATCTTAAGAGCACTCTCACCGGCTGTGGATGAAGTTGGTTCTATTGTTACCCAATCAAGAGTTTCACTAGCTGCCCATGAATAATTAGACTGTATGATAACAGATGAATCTTGAGCTGCGGTACTTAATGTTGGTAGAACATAAGTATTACTAGTTTTATCTCCATTAATATATAAGTATGCTTGAGCTTGAGCTTGTATTACTTTGATAGTAATAGATTCTCCCTTATAGGTAGCTGATATGGTTGCTGTTCTAGAAGCTATAGTACTCGTATTTTCAGAGGCAGATAATTTTAAAGATTTTCTCTTATAATCTTTTCCTCCTTCTTGATAAGTTTCTTCTTCAACTACAACGGTTAACCAGGATCCCTCAGTTTTATTAATGATTAAGTTGAAATCATCAAATTCTGCTTTGGATTCTACTCCATTAGCTATTATTACTGGATAGAGAGCATATGCTACATCATTAAAAGATGCACTGGTTTTATTAATTTCATAGTAACTACCTTGAGTAACAAGAGTATCATTAATTCTGAAACCAATAACAGTGTTACCTGCAGTTTGTGATATATTATATTGTAAGATATTATTAGATTCCGCCTGAGTAACAACAATATTTCCTCTTCTTATCTCATTCCCAGTATTCTCAGATATTTTAATAATGACATGTTGATCGTTATCTAATCCTGTTATTTCTGCAGAAATCCAATCTTCTGAAGCTCCACCTTGATCTATTGATTTAACAGATACTAATGGATAAGTTGTTTCAGTTTCACCATCAGCTGTTACTGTATCTAGGATTGATATAATTCTATAATTCAACTCACCACCGAGTGTAGGAACCGAAGTAGATGAATGAGAACTATCCTGAAATTGAAATGTATATCTCTTATCAGATACTACACTACCTGCTATTGCTGCTAACATCTTAGATAGATAAGTAATAGCTTGTTTCATAGCACCAACTGGAACTACATCATCATTGACAGAACTAAGATTATTTCCCCACAATAAAAAATTATTAATCATGGATGAAATACTCTCAGTTCCAATAGGAAGTAAACTATATTTACTTAATTTACATAACCCATATTCAGCGCTATCTGATTGATATACATTAGGAGTAAATCCTCCCACATTCTCTATTAATCCGACTTGTGGATGTTCTCCAAGTACTTCCCAAGAATGTTCTCCAGCGTCTACCTTAGTAGGACCAGCATGTTTAGCTGGAACAGTTATATCTCTCCCTGATTCTCCATCAACTGTTGAATCTAAGTAAGCAATAAAGGGTACTCCATTTATTCTGGGGAAATTATAGTTGTCTGAAGAACTAAGAGAATCCCCAACTTTTACTTTTACAAGTTTTCCATCCTCATCATAAACAGCCAAACCTAAAGAAGACCCAGCCGTGTTAGCTCCAAGATAGGACTCTGCACAGGAAAGTTCTGAAATTAAAGTAAAACCATCTCCATATAGAGTTGTATCATTTACTTTGGTAGAATCTAAATTTTTTGTTCCTAGAGTATATTCGAAAACATTTACTCCAAGTTTAGAAATATTTCCATTAATTACATCAGGAAGTTCTAAGATAACATTACATATTCTTTTATTGTTAACTGAATCAATTTTCTCATAAAAGAGAAGTCTTGAATCTTTCAGATAAGTGGTGCCAAGTGAAACAAATGTTCTACAATCAATTGCACCATTTGGATCATTTTCAGTATATATCGCTTCTAATTTCAAACACTCTATGATATCACCATTTGGATTAATTAACCCAATAGTTATCATTGAATGTGCGGATTTAGTTGTAAATTGACATATACCTATTTTTTTTACTCCAGGATCTGATTTACCAATAGAATAAATATTATCATCATTAATACTATCTTTTACTAAGTCTAGGATAATATTAATATAGTCACTGGTGCTTAGATTATCCACATTGGGCAATCCAATATCAGCTTTCTTCCTAATTGATCCTGGATCTCTTCTTTCCGGATTAATTGGTGTTATTAGTGACGACATATTTAATATATTTTTATTCCAAATTTATTTATAAAAATTGTCTCAAGGTGATCATAATCATCCTGAGATTTCTTTTCTAGTAGGTATGAATCGTATGATAATAATGAAACATACCTTGTATCTTTTTCAGTTTCTCCTATCTCCGGAGCTGAATAAATATTATAATATTTACCTAATCCAGGTCCCTCTAAGAATTGAGTATCTTCGTCTGAGCTTAACTTAATTAAACATTGAGGATTAAAATTTGAAACTGTAATTATATTTTTATCTCTGCTAAGTCTAAGTGGTAATATCTCTAACATAGACTCTGAATTAAAAAATGTATCTCCACATAAAATAAATGCTATACCATTTTCAGAAGTCATTAAATCAGTATATACTGCATATACCAATTTATAATATTCTTCATTCAATAGTCCTATGTCATATGATGGAATTTCCATATTTAATGTTAAGACTGAATCTGATAGGATAGAACTAAATTGATAATACCCATCTGTCGGAGATCTACCAGAATCTCTCTGATTCATATATCTCCAATCGATATCACTCAATTTTTTAACAGATTGACTATAAGATCCAAGCCTAAACTTTCCGATCTCAATATATCTATCAGGAGATTTTAGAATCTCTTTAAATTCTTCAGTAAAATAAACTTTCATTATAGATATCTTAATTTAGTTTTTGTATCGTCTATATAAAATAGAATACCACAATATGATGAAATAATTCCATCGTTTAGATCAATATTACTACCAGGCAAATTTAAGTTATTAAGTGGACGACGACGAAGTCCATCAATTAATGGCTGATTCTTTGCTCCATTCATAGCAGGGATTTTTATTATATAATTTCCTTGATAGTCTTCACTATTTGCTGCAAGTAAATTCTTAGTAGAATAAAATAAATCTGATTTAAGAACTTTTCCAGAATCTATAAAATAGAAATTATAGAATCTTTCATAAGCAACTACTCCGCCTATTGTATTAGAAGAAATATTTTGAGTTAAAATACATCTATCATTAATAACAATGGCCTTCTCAGATTCACTAAGATAAATAATACCATTCTCATTAGAATAAACCCACTCTATTTGTCCAAGGTAATTAACATTTTTAAATACAAACCATGATCCGATCTTTCGATGAAGTCTCATCTCTTTATTCTCTTCTATATCAAGAACTATCCCATATAACGATTTATAGAAATCTGAAGAATCAGAAAGATTAGTTAAATCAGAATCTAAGTTAAAATAAACTACAGTCCCTGATGGATCCCAAGGATCTATATAGAGATCTGTTGTAACAGTTTTCCACTCTGATTTAGATAAATCATATAAGTATCTCTTAAAATCTTGATCTGAAAATACAGCATAAGAATATGCCATATAATCAAGAGTAAGTGACACATCGTTAGGTAATTCTATTTTCCCAGAAAAATATTCTTTTGGTATTCCAAAATCATTAATATCAGTTAATGATGCTACTTTAAAGTTATACGTATCATCCCATTCATATAGTACCAGGTCACCTTTATAGTTTCCTATACTAAACTTAGTAAATGCAGTATCATAATCATTCAAAACTACATCATAACCAACAAAAAACTTGTAAGCTTGTGGATCCGGACCACCTAAGATAATATTAGAATCAGTGAGTATATTATAAGATTTATCTGAGATCAATGATGTTATCTTATTAGTATATCTAATATAATTATCAGATTTTTTCTCAAGATAATCCTTAACTGCTGATAATCTGGCATAATTACTTCCATCATCTGGATTTCTAAGTAATTCCTCACTTCTTTCACTACCAACCTGGCTATAAAGTTCAGATAAAGTATTTACTAATTCTATCTCTATTACTTTATCTTTTTCAACTGTAAAATTAAGTTGAATCTTAAGTGAACTAACGTAATTTCCTTCAGTTATCTCTGTAGATTGGATAGAACTAAAGGTAGTAAATCCAACTGCACTAGTTTTATTATTTGATAAGTATATAATAGTATCAAATTCAATTACTTTATTTGGTTCTGAATTTAATATAAAATAATCTTCCTTACTGGATCGATGTGATTCGATATGAGGTTGAACAGGGTTTCCATTAAGATCTTTATACTCATCCCATTCACCTGATTCTATTTTTTTAAATATATCAGAGATATTATAGAGAGTAATTATCTCTCTAGTTGTTCCAGATTGTTTATATAAGTAAATATCTAAACATTCCTGGATATTTTTTGGTATTCCTAAATAATAGGTACTATACCCAATGTTAGATAAGTCCTCCATAATACACAATATAACAATAACTTATTATACACTCGGTTACTTCACTCGTTTTGGGGAAAAGTCGAATGCATCTATCTAAGTATTCTAGAGTTATATTGTTAGAGATATCCTTAGTAAAATCTTTTGGTTTAAGAACTCCATTGACCAAGTCAAATGGCTCAAACATAAGATTCTTAGTAAATACTTCTCCAGACAGAGAATATTTAATTCCCAATTTTAATATACAATCACAATCTAAATATTTTCCTGAATCTTCTGGAGTCTTCTCTAGTAATTCATTAAGATTTAAGATATTAGTATATTCAGATCCCCCTAGGGAAATTAGATCTATTACGGAGGTGTTCTGTATCAGATCTCTTGAACTGATAAGATTGTAATAATATGCATTCCCAAAATCAATTTTGGCCCCATTTATATTCATTATTGGTCTTAAATTCATAAGTTTTTCATAATATTCATTGAATTCCTCTTCACTTTCCTCAGTAATAGTTTCTGATATTTTAATTCCTTTACTATCGTTGGGTATAATTTGTGGAATCGGATCAAGTGTTTCAGAAGGATCTTGTCGATAAAGATATAGATTACTATTATTAACAAATAATCTTTCTGTAATATTCCAGTCACGTATTCGAAGTTGATATTCAAGATCAGAGATTTGGGTAGCTCTCTTAGAACTATCTGTTCCATCGATTGTTACCCAATCTATATATTCTTGATTATCTATATTTCTTTTTATAGTGCTATACTGAAGAACAGGTTCATCATTTTCAGTATTTATTACAATATATCCCTCTCCGATTGATAAATCTTTAGGAATATCTGTAGTTATTATTCCAATATATTCCATAGGGTTATGTATAATATTCTTGATAAAAGATAGAATTAATAAAAATTCCATCTGCTACTTTTCCAGCTATTGTCTTCAGTGCAATTCCAATAACTCCAAAATCTGAATCTTCTGGGATAGTCGTTGTAATTTCAGCATAAATATTATCATTAATATAATATTTCTTAATATCATCCATTGGGTCAAAAGAAAACTCAAAACTTTCATATATTCCATTTAGTTCATTTCCTTTATCTATCATGGTATTTACTGTTATACTACCTACTACTCGAATATTCTCACAGTGGATATAATTATCTCCATCTGGATCAGAATTTTGTAAAATTATTGCAGTTGATTTATTTAATAGATTAACATGTCTATACCTAAAATTTTGTTTTAAGTGAGAAACTAGAGAATCTAAAGCCTTCAATTTAGATGCATATAAGTTAAATAAATTATTGGCTTTTTTTCTGAGTGACTCTGTATTAACTGTTGCACACTTAAATCCAGCATTAACTATAGTTTCTACTGTTTGAGTTAGATAAGCTGATCTATAATAGATTTGACCGTCTAAGTGATCAATTATTTCTTGAACCCTAACTTTATTACCATTAACATCTAAGTAAGAATATTGTTTAAGTATACAACTTTCTTCATCAACTTCCAACTGAGCTGGTAATACTATATCAGTTGCTAACCAACTCTGTACTTCTGGCAACTTTCTAGAAATTCTAAAAATAGCATTATTTATATCTGAATCTATGAGAATATTTGCTAATACTTTATTATAATCTGTGAATTTAGTGATTTCACTTTTTCCATTAAGAATTACTTCATATTCCCCAGTCTTAGTATATCCAATACTATTTCCAATGATCCCTTTCCCAGTAAAACCTTGCATATAAGTATTCAAGATAGCTGGTAGATATTCCAATGAAATGTATTTATCCTCACCTCCACCATTCTCAGCAAAAGTTAAGTAATCTTGAATATCAGTCATCTGTGTTCCAAGATAAACATAAAAATTTTTAGATTCACTTGGGATTTCTCCAACCACAACATCAACATCTGACGGAGAACATATATAAATACTTTTTTCATATACTACAAAATCTCCTTTTTCAAATTCTGCAGTATCGGAATAAGTAAAAAATCCTTGTATACTTGTATTATTTATTCTCATATTTTTCTAAATATTAATTCAATATTAAAATCTGAAGTTACACTTATTATTGTAAGAGATTTAACCTCAGAACTAGAATCTACTCGATAAACTGAAGAATCATTAACTAACTCTCCACTATTTGCATAATATAACTTAACATCGACAAATTCATATCCAGGTTTTTCATAAAACTTCAGTACAAAAGATTTTCCCCAATCTAAGTATTCACCATATTTATTAATTTCACCACCTTCATATGATATAACTTTACATTCATATTTTCTAGTGCTTAGATTAATCTGATAAGCTCT